TTTATATAATGGAAATGTATCGACTATTGTAGCTCGAGCATCATATCCTACCTCCACTAATGTATCTAATTTAACATTTAGTATAATTAGTGGAGCATTGCCCGGCGGACTGGGTATAAAAGATGGCCATATCGTTGGTAGCCCATTTGTTACCCAAGGAATACAAACTTATAATTTCTGTATTAGAGCTAGTTCAACCGCTAGTTCAACTGCCGCTAGGTTTGATGCTGGCAAATTTATACCAGGAGGAACTACAACAGGCCTATTCTTAGTAGGTATGACCTTGACTGGTTCGGGTATCCCTGTCGGAACTTATATAGTATCAGACAACGGTGATGGTACCTTTGCCGTAAACATTACAAAAAATATCACTAGTGTAGTTACCAATGGCTCAGGATTTGCTGACCGCACATTTAAAATTCAAATCTCAAGTACTAACCTTCCAGAGTTTATTACCGACCCTGGCAATTTACCGGTTGGGCCTGCTAAACAATTATACGCTTTAGACGAGTCATATGTAAATTATCAAATCGAAGCCTTTGATTTAAACACAGAAGTTGGGGCTGTATTAAAATATTTTATCGCATCCGGCGATGGAGAATTACCTCCAGGGTTAACATTAACCGATGACGGTGTCATTAGTGGATATATACAACCAAAATTAATTATAACACCTGCTGAAGGAAATGGTAATTTTGACGAGGCATATTATGATGCTGGAGCATTTGACTTTGGTCTAACTGCTTCGGATGGTTTTGACACATACAACTATGATGATTTGTACTTTGACTATAATCAACCATATGCTGTTCCTAAAAGTTTAAATTCTAACTATCAATTTCGAGTAACATTAACAGACGGTGTCAATACAGCACAACGTTTATTTAGAATATTTGTTGTAGGTAATGATCAGTTCCGCGCAGATTCTACCTCACTTGACGGTTTTGCTTCTGATATGGGGTTTACCGCAGATGCTAGTTTTTTAAGAACACCTGTATGGTTGTCTAATTCTAATCTAGGGCTTCATAGAGCTAATAATTATCTTACAGTGCCGATTGCGTTATATGATAACACGCTTACATTGTTTCGTTTAGAAACTACTAATGCTGAAATTTATACTGTAACTAAACAAGTACACCTTACTGATAACAGACAAGGTGGTAATTCTTTAACAATTACTAATGCCAGCGGCGTTCCGCAAATCGGACAATATTTGACTTTTGATTTTTTCTTAACAGGTGCTACCGGAGCAACGTATCAAATTTCATCAGTAAGTGATCTAGGAGAAGGCTATTATAGATTATTTTTATCTACACCTTTGTTACTTAGTATTCCAGATTTCACAGGATTTTATATAGGCACTCTTAGTCAGTTACCACCAGGTATAGAATTTGATGAACAAACTGGTGATTTATATGGCAGAGTTCCTTATCAACCAACCATTACTAAAAGTTATAAATTTAGTATCACAGCACTTAGAATAGATGCCACTGATACTGAGCAGATTAGAAGTACAAAAACATTTACTATCACAATATTAGGTAGTATAACTAGTACTATCACTTGGAACAGTCCTTCATTATTAGGAACTATACCAGCTAATTATATTTCTACACTAAACGTAAGTGCCAGTACTAATATACCAGATGCTATATTATTGTATAATGTAACTAAAGGTTCTTTGCCTCCCGGATTAAAATTAAATCTAGATGGTGAGATAACAGGTATTCCTAATCAATACTATAATTCTAGTACACACGAGTTAGGATTAACTACATTTGATGGTGGAAATTTAACATTTGATTACAATGCTACTACTATTGATCGAGTTTATAAATTTACAGTTACAGTTGGCGATCAGTATGAATATAGTGCTGTTTCAAAAGAATTTTCAATTACCATTACAACGCCTAACACTGTACCATACAGCAATATAACTACTCAACCTTTCTTATCACCTACACAAAGATCAGAATGGCGAACATTTATTAACAATAGTACAATCTTTACTCCTAGTAGCATTTATCGATCAACTGATAGTAATTTCGGAGTTCAATCAAATTTAACCATGTTAGTATACGCTGGTATACAAACAGAAGTTGCGGCAGCCTATGTTGGAGCAATGGGTTTAGGATTTAAACGTAAGAGATTTAAGTTTGGATCAGTTAACTCAGCAACTGCTATTGATCCCAATACCGGTAACCCAGTATATGAGGTAGTTTATATAAAAATGATCGATCCTATGGAAACAGATGGAAAACATTTGCCATTGGCTATAAAAACACCAACTACTGAACCTAAACCAATTACAGTTGACGATAGCAACAGTATATGGTCAATTAGATCTGATGACCTTAATACTACTGCTCCGTCTGCTGTACGTCCAGATTACGAAATTACAATAGATAGTACTGGATATCAAGCAGGTAGTCCAAATATCAACGAATATTATCCAAATAGTATTACAAATTGGCAGACAAGATTAAGTGCTGTAGGACTAAGCGAACGCAATTATTTGCCATTATGGATGCGTAGCATTCCTAGCGGCAGTAAAGAACAACTAGGTTATGTACTGTGTGTACCACTTTGTTTTTGTAAAGTAGGAACTAGCAGTGCAATAGTAAAAAATATCAAATTTAGCGGGTTTGATTTTAGCACAATAGATTACACCGTAGACAGATTCACAATCTCAGCTGTCACCGGTTATACAAGCGATAAATACCTTGTATTCAGAGATGATAGGATAACTGTATGACAAGCGCAATAACACCAAATTTAATATCAACAACTTTTCCAGTAGCTGGACAAGATAATGACAGCCAGGGATTCCGTGATAATTTTGCGGAAATCGTAGCTAATTTTACCACTGCTAAAAACGAAATCACAGCACTACAAACTAACAGTGTTGATGTTACACAACCAATAAACAACTTGCTAGGAAGCACACTTAGCAATGGATTGTATACTCAACTATCTGCTACTTTAAACGTAGCGAGCGGTGTTAGTGGTGCGTATGCTATTGATTTGTCTATTGGTGCTGCACAGAAATTTGTCTTATCGGGAAATGCTACATTAACATTTACTAATTGGCCATCATATAACGGTGTAAATATTTTCAGTACAGCAATTATCATTGTCGAAGGTGACGGCAATGGTACATGGACTCCTACATTTGCTGCCACAGCAGGTGGACAAGTGTATTCATCGACCACTTTACCTAGTTTGGCTATCAGTAATGCAACAACATCAATTATGCTTGAAGCAATAACTGTTGATCACCAAAATGTATTCATTCGCCACTTAGGTACATTTACCTACGCTATCTAATTATGCATCCATTAGCCGGTGATTTTGCCAATCTCAAAGATAACGAGATTCATGATAAGATTACAGATCTTACTAAAAAGTATTTTATGACTCATAATCCGGGAGTCCAAGCTCAAATATCTGCTCTTTTGGAAGCATACAAAGAAGAATCGAGTAGACGACAGCAACTTGCCATAGAAAAAATGATGGCAAATCGCGATAAAGGTCTTGACAAGCTGATCAACATCAGTTAAACTATAGGCTATGCGCCTAGATAAATTCGGTAATCCCATTTTTAATTCACAAGATATATTCAAATTCCTTTATCAAGGAAAGCTAACCAACCTCAAAGATATCACCGTAGACTATACAGAAGATATTGAACAGTTAGAGCATACTGCTGGATTCACGTTCCAAAAGTTTAACGAACAATTAGATCAAATTAGCATCGAAGACTTCGACTCTGCCCTACAAAGTGATTGGTTTATGCCTCCGGAATATCGCGACTTTGATGTAGAAGCCTGGTGTTTAGAAAGATGCTCTACTGATGAGCAAAATCAACGTGTACAAGATGAAATGGACGCTTACAATGAACGCGGCATGATTCCGTTGCTACAATGGACCAAACATTTTGTAGATACTTGTACTGAAAACGGCATTGTTTGGGGTGTAGGACGTGGCTCAAGTGTAGCTAGTTTTGTGCTATTTTTACTAGGCGTTCATCAAATCGATTCAGTCAAATATAATTTAGACTGGCAGGAATTCCTGAGATAAGTAGTAATATAATCTAGGAGATTAAAATGGCAAAACAAATTTACAGATCAGCTCGTGGCAAAGAAATTGACATGCTACAGTTGGTTAAACAAAACGAAATGACTATTGCCGTTGGCAATGCTAAAGTTAATGCTCGCGGTGATAAATTAGGCCCAGGCGGAACTATTATTAAAACTCGAGAGCAGATCGTAGCTGAACAAACTGGTCAAGCGATTCCAAATCAATTTAATGTTAGAACGCCAGATCCGGTTCCAGCACCTGCTGTAACAAAGGCACCTGCTGTGCCAACAGTAACTAAAAAAGATATTTCTACTCAAGATCCATTAGGTGAAGAATGAACAAGGTAACAGGTAAATTAATCCCAATTCGTGACAACGTAATCGTTACAGATATGGAATTTGGAGAGCGACAATCCAAAGGCGGTTTAGTGCTATTAAGTGATGATGGTAAATCAGAAGGAATCCGTCATCGCTGGGGGCGTGTTTGGGCAGTTGGTCCAGAACAACAGGATATCAAAGTAGGAGATTGGATCTTAGTTGAACACGGTCGTTGGACTAGAGGTGTAACATTAGAGCAGGAAGATGGCTCTGATATTATTATTCGCCGAATAGATCTAAACGGAATTTTAATGGTCAGTGACGAAAAGCCCGATGAAAATTTATTACAAACGTTTGGTAGTCACTCTCAGGTGTCACACGCAACATTCGATCCTTCGACATTTGCCCGAGCAAGTTTCGAACAATAATCTAAGTATTTGAGCTACAGGACTATTGACAAGTCCTGTTCTCACCTTTATAATATGTAAAAGGAGAACTCAAATGTTTATATTACATCTTGTTGTTACAGGTATTGCGGCATATTTTGCCAAGCAATCATATGATCAGTATCAGATCGGTTGGGCTATGTTTTGGGCAGGTTTATTAGGCTGGGATCTCCACACACTACTATATTACATTTAAGGAACTATTATGAGTACACATGAAGAAGCAGTACAGGACATTAAAAAGGCAAAAAGCGTATTAGATGGCGATGTTATACAGGCTAAAAAATTCTTTACACACACTAGCGTAAGCATGATTAAAAGTGTATTTAGGATTGCCGCTGGTCTAGCACTTGCTGGTGGTGGTTGGTTAGAAATGAATCCATACATTCAAGGCGCTGGATTATTGTTAGTAATAGCAGAAGTGTTAGGAATTGCCGAGGAATTAGTATGAAAGAACTTTGGGTAGAAAAGTATCGCCCAGATACCTTAGACGGATATGTTTTTGCTGACGATCATCAAAAGTCGCAAATAGAAAGCTGGATTAAAGAAGGATCAATTCCACATCTGTTGTTTAGCGGTAATGCTGGTGTAGGTAAAACTACATTAGCTAAGATACTAATTAACAAGTTAGGTGTACAGGACAGTGATGTTATGTACGCTAACGGATCCAAAGAAGCACGTAAAGTTGAGTGGGTTGATAAATTAATCGGCTTTTGCCAAACTATGGCATTTGGTGATTTTAAGATTGTACTTATCGACGAAGCAGACTATATGAACATTAACTCAGTTCAACCTGCTTTACGTAACTTAATGGAAGAATATAGTAATACTGTTAGATTTATTTTAACTTGTAACTACCCTAACAAACTTATTCCAGCGATCCATAGTCGTTGTCAGCGTCTACATATTAATAAAACAGATATGCTTGAGTTTTTTAAACGTGTAGAAAATATTTTAAAACAGGAAGGTGTGACATTTTCTGAAGAAGTACTAGCTTCTTATGTATCGTCAACTTATCCAGATTTACGTAAATGTATTAATAGTTTACAACAAAATAGCATGGATGGCGAATTACATAATCCAGAAACCAGCGATTCTAGTGTTGACTATAGAACTGAAATGGTAGATTTATTTAAAGCAGGCAAAATTTCAGAAGCACGTAAACTAGTATGTAATCAAGCATTGCCAGAAGAAATGGATGAAATTTATCGTTGGCTCTATGACAATGTTAGTATCTTTGGTGATGAGTCTGTACAAGATAAAGCGATTCTCATTATCAAACAAGGATTAGTTGATCATGCTCTAGTTATGGATCCAGAAATCAATCTCGCCGCAACACTGATTAGATTAAGTCATCTATGAAACCAAAGTTTATCTACGCATACATGAATACTGCTGAAATATTTGCAGAGCTCAGCCATGCACGTAGACTACATGTTGGTGCTATTATTGTCAAGGACGATAGGATTATTTCAATTGGCTACAATGGTATGCCGGCAGGTTGGGATAACGACTGTGAATATGAAATACTTACAGATAATGGTGATGATGAACCTGAAACAGTTTTAAAAACTAAACCGGAGGTATTACATGCTGAAACAAATGCAATCGCTAAGTTGGCTAAAAGCAATGAGTCTGGGCTCGATGCTGATATGTTTATTACTCACGCTCCTTGTTTGGATTGCGCCAAACTTATATACCAGTCTGGCATTCGGAGTGTCTTTTATCGTGACGCTTATCGTAGCGAAGATGGAATACGTTTCCTCGAACAGTCAAAGGTAGCAGTTACGCAAGTTCCGCAAATGAAAAAGGACTCCTAAGAGTCCTTTTTTTACATCCTATTAGTCTCCATAAACCGCTAACACCTCCTTCACGGCATTATGGCGTTCGATGTCTTTGGCGTCAAACTGTATAACATCGATATGATGTAGTCCAGGACGGCCGGCTAATAAATTACAAAAATCTATTAATCCATTATCACTTAATCTATCTGCTTGAGCTAAATCTCCTGTGACTACCATCTTAGAGCCCTCTCCTAGTCGGGTTAGTAGCATCTTCATTTGATTTACTGTTGTGTTCTGGCATTCGTCTGCGACGATGTATGCGTTTTTAAATGTGCGGCCTCGCATATAGGCCAATGGGCTTATTTCAATAGTTCCTTCCTCTAGCATTCTTGCTATATCTTTTTGTTGGTAATATTCCTGAAAAACATCAAATATAGGACGAGTCCAAGGAGCCATTTTTTCATTTAGCGTACCTGGTAAAAATCCTAAATCTTCATCTACAGAAACGGCAGGTCTTGTCACAACGATTTTATCAATTTTACCTTCTTGAAACATTTTAATTCCAGCTTGTACAGCCAACATAGTCTTACCCGTACCAGCAGGGCCAATAGCTAAAATAATACTTTTGCTTTCGTCCTGTAATTTACGGATATATGTTTCTTGGTTGGAATTGCGTGGATAAAGACTTACACGCGGCTTCTTTGAAGGAAGGTATGGTTGATGAAAATCAATTATGTTAACTTCTGATGTAAAGCGTTTCTTCACTCTTTTACTCATCTAAGTTGCTCCTACTTTAGGTTAAAAAAGCAGGACTTGTAGCGACCGCCCCGATAACTACAGAGGTCCTACACTATTATTTAACGAATACACAAAATAATAAAGTTATACGTTATGATTTTAAACCAGCTAAATAAGTATAAGATCATCTAGGACTACAACATGCACCACGATATTTTAGACGTAATTAAAAACATAGAAGAACTATACGAAAACAACAGTAGCCTTGCTGTATTGAAGGATTTTGAACGAGTTTTTGAAGAGCTTGATGTTTATGTATACGAAAATTGGATAGACGGCGAATTAGCTTATGGACCGCGTGTTGATCGTCATTGGATTACTGCTGGTTTTATGTGGGAAGCAGATAAAATGCCTAATCCAGTAGCAGGTAAGCGTTTAACAGAATTAGGCTGCAAAGTTACATTCCAAAAGAGTCATTTGCTAGAACCACGTAAAATACGTACTCCAGACGACCTACGTCCTAATAGCAAGAAAGGTAAACTAGACCGTAAACCTATATGGATTGTAGAAGTACAGATGCCTAAAACTGTAGCCTTTGATGTTTATAAAGGTTATATGGACAAGATGAAAAATGATAATAACGAAGCTGTACTAACTGATAGTACAACTCCAGCAGGACAACCAGCACCACAAGCACCAGTTGCTCCTCCAGCGCAAGGAGCCGCACCAATGGCCGCACCGGGTGGAGCACCAACAGGCGGAGCACCAGCGTAATGAATATTACAGAAGCACTACGTCCTAATGATTTAAAACATCTAGTTAAAAAAGTTTTCGAAATTGATAGTTTCAAAAGCAAAATCGGTGACGACAAAGATATATGTGTAATAAGTTTTGTTGTTGATCACGAAGATGCCGCCAAAGATTTAGAAAATTTTATTGAGATGGGCTATAACTTTGTGCTAGACTCAGACGTTACTCCGGGCGAAACTGATGATGGCAAATGGCGTGTATATGTTGAGATCGAACGCAGTCGTCACATTGGTCAACAAATATTTGAAATCGCAGAAGGTGTTAAAAAGGTCACTGGATTAGAAGATTTACGCTTCCGTTATTTTAAAAGTTTTAAAAGCGAGCTAGCTACTGAAGAGAATTTAAATGCTGCAGTTCCTAAAGACAAAGAGTCTTATGAAATTGCCACTGAAAAGTATCTACTAGACAATTTTAGTAATTTCTTTAGAGGTAGTTACGCAGATAATATCGTTGTATTAGATGAATCAATCACATTTAATAGAACATTTAGCGGACCTGTAACATTTGAAATAGTAAATAGTGGTAGTAAACAAGAAGTATACGATACGGTAACAGGTCCGATCGTGCTAGAGAGCAAGGACATGGCAGAGGTTATGTTCTTAACTAAAGTTATTGGCAATTATAATATTAATAAAATTGGCAATACTTTCATTTTTGAAAACAACGGCTGGGCCGTTGCGTTAGAGAGGAAATAATGGCAACTCCATTTGATTTTGATTTTACACAAGAAAAATGTACAGCAATATTACAAAACAATCCGTACTCAGAACACTGGTACGAAGCATTATGTAAAATTCTTCCAGACTATGATATCAGCACGATCCCACGTGTTGCGGCTTTCTTAGGCCAAACAATGGTCGAAAGTGGCGGGTATAAAGCACTAGTAGAAAATTTAAACTATCGTCCAGAGTCATTAATGAAATTATGGCATAGTCATTTTCCAACAGAAGAGATTGCTAACCAATACGCACATCATCCAGAACAAATTGCCAACAGAGCATACGCAGGGCGTATGGGTAATGGGGATGAAGCAAGTGGAGATGGATGGAAATACTGTGGTCGTGGCCTAATTCAATTGACCGGCAAGGCAAACTATCAAGCATTTGCTGATAGTATTGATACACCGGTAGAAGAAATTCCAGAATTCCTTGGAACTTTTGAAGGTGCTATCCAGTCAGCTTGCTGGTTCTGGGAAAGCAATAATCTAAATGCTCTAGCAGATAGTGGAGATATATTATCTATGACTAAAAAGATTAATGGTGGTACTATTGGTTTAGAAGAACGCCAAGCACACTATCACCAAGCACTACAAATTCTACAAAGCTAACTATGTTTAGTTGGATAATTGGTTTAATACTAGGCGATTTACCCAGTTGGATTTGGCCAGCACTAGCAGGTGCCGGATTTGCTATCTATTTCTTTGCTGGTGTTATTGCGCATTTTCCGGAATTCAAACCCTACACAATTTTTATTAGACCATTAGGTGGTTTGATTTGTGTTGCTGGTATTTTCTTATATGGTGGTGCTGGTGTTACTGCTGTCTATCAAGCACAAGTAGATGCAATGAAACAAAGAATAGCTGTTGCTGAAGAAAACAGCAATAGTGCCAATGCTTTGTTAAATCAAAAAGTAGAAACAAAAACAAAAGTCATACACGATGTTCAAATAGTCTATAAAGAAAAGATTAAAGAAGTTACTAAGACTATTGATAAAGATTGTAAATTTGATGATGTCGCAAAACAAATTATAAATGATGCGGCAAAAAACCCTAATAAGGACAAGCAATGAAAAAAATATTAATATTATTTTTTGTTCTTATCCTTGCTGGATGTGTGACAACACAAACTAATGTTCAAATGACATTTCCAGAAGTTCCCGATGGTTTAATGAAAGCATGTCCTGATCTTAAAACAGTTGATACATCAACTGACAAATTAAGTGATGTACTACCTGTAATCGTCGATAACTATGGCACATACTACGAATGTAAAGTTAAAGTTGACACATGGATTGAGTGGTATAACAAGCAGAAAGAAATTTCTGCTACTATTAAATAAGGAGAAGTATAATGGGTTTTTTTACAAATTTAGAAAAGGCAGCGGCTAGTAAATTAAAAAGTATTTTTTTAGATGCTAAATCATTAGTTGATGCGAGCGAAACAGAGATAGCAAATTTAGAAGCAAAATTGGCAGCAGAAAAACAAAAAATTGCTGACTTAGCACAGCAAGCGCATCAAGCTGCATTAGCGGCGGCTGAAAAAGCAAAGAAAGAAGCAGAAGATTTAATAGATGCGGCGTATCAAGCAGGACTACGAGCAGAAAAGCATTTAGTAAATGCGCCACAAATAGTAGAACCAACATTAACAGTTCAACCTACTACAGAAGAAATAGTAGAACCAACAGCAACAGTTCAACCCACTACAGAAGAAATAGTAGAACCAACAGCAACAGTTCAACCCACTACAGAGGCACAAGCGGACCCAAACGTAACACCGCAATAAATAGTAATACAAAATTAGGAGCGAATCAAATGGCGGCAAAAAGAGAAGATTGGATGCAAACCATGTGGCGCCCAGCAATGGGTTGGTTATACATGCTAGTTTGTTTCTGTGACATGATAGTTTTCCCAGTACTATGGGCACTATGGCAAGGTGTTAATCATGTACCTATTACACAGTGGAATCCACTAAGTTTACAAGGTGCGGGTTTATTTCATATCGCCATGGGCGCAGTACTAGGCATTTCGGCATTTGGTCGCACACAAGAGAAGTTAGCAGGCACTGCCGCTAACCCAATGGCTACTTCACAAACCATGACAACTAACACTAATATGAGCGGTGTTCCTGCTGGGGGTATGGGCATGAACAACGGCATGGGTGGTATGAACTCAGGAATGGGCGGTGGCTTTGGAGGTTCAACAGGCGGTTTTGGAGGAGCATCAAGTGGCGGATTCAATTCATCAATGGGCGGCGGCTCAGCATTTGGCGCACCTGCGTCAGGAGGATTCGGCGCACCAACCAGTGGTTTTGGTTCATCAACACCTCCAGCATCAACAGGGAGTTTTGGATCGGGTTTTAATAGCGGGTCTGGAGCAACACCCGCAACACCAACAACTCCAGCAGTAAACGCTAAGGGATTAAAGGTTATCCCCCAAGCAGATCAACCAGCGATATAAGGAAAATATTATGAAAAAATTAGTAGCATTATTAGTAGCACTAACATTTGTATCACCAATTTTTGCCGCAGAGAAAGCTAAAACACCAGCTAAGCCTGTAGTCAAAAAAGAAGTTAAACATCATAAGAAAGTAGATGGCACAACTGTAGCCGGAACTAAACCAGATACAGCACCAGCTAAGAAAAAATAATAGTTTCAAAAACTTGACAAGCTCCAGGTAAGATAGTATAATTACTATATTATTTGGAGCTTTTTTACGACTATGACTGATTATTATAATATACTGGGTGTTAGCGAAACAGCTAGCCCGGATGAAATTAAGAAAGCCTACAGAAAATTGGCTAATCAGCATCATCCTGACAAAGGGGGCGACCAAGCCAAATTCAAAGATATTTCTGTAGCCTATGAAAATCTAAGCGATCCACAAAAGAAAGCCGAATACGATCAACAACGTATGTACGGTAGTGGTCCACAATTCCATTTTAATACCGGTGGTGGCTTTGATCCGTTTGGCAATGTGTTTGGTGGACAAAATCCATTTGGTGATATTTTTGGCCACATGCATCGTCAACAGGTTAGACGTAATCGGGATTTAAATATACAATGCTCAGTAAGCTTCGTAGATTCTTTTACAGGTAAGCAGTTAGAGGCAAACTATAGATTACCTAGTGGACGAAATCAAAATGTTGTTATCAACGTACCAGCTGGTGTTACCCACGGTGACACTATTCGATATAGCGGATTAGGCGATGATAGTATTCCAGGAATGCCACGTGGTAATCTTAATGTTACTATCTTAGTACAACCTGATCCAAACTATGAGCGTCGAGGCGACGACCTATATGCGTTTGTAGAAATCAGCCCTATTGAGGCTATGATTGGTTGTAAGAAAAAAGTTAAGACCTTAGCTGGCGCAACACTAGATTTAGACATCAGAGCAGGGGTTGAGCATGGCACAGAATATGCCGCAGGCGGGCATGGATTTCCTAATGTAAACAACAATGGTTTCAAAGGGCGGTTTGTCAGTGTAATTAAAATTAAAACTCCTGCTGTCGTAGATCCTGTAATTGTACAAAGGTTGCAACAACTCAATGATGAACTTAGTAAAAGAACCTGATCCAATACTAAAGCAAAAAGCTGAACGTTGGGATTTTGATCAACACGTTAATGCCGCAGTTATTGAGCGTGAAATGCTTGAAACAATGAAGGCTAATAATGGCATTGGACTTGCCGCTAATCAAGTTGGACTCTTACGTAGAGTATTTGTCATGCGCCTACAAGATGGAAGAGAAATGGGTTTCTTCAATCCTACTATTCTTGTAGGCGACAATGCCGACATAGATGCCGAAGAAGGCTGTTTGAGTTTTCCTAACTTATGGCTCAAAGTCAAAAGAAGCAATAAAATTACTGCCATGTATCTTGACAACACAGGCAAACAGTGTATAATAGAACTTGAGGGAATCGATTCTAGATGTTTCCAACACGAATTGGATCATTTAGACGGTATTACATTTACAGAATATGTAAGTGATTTAAAATTAAAAATGGCACGGAAAAAACAAAGGAAATTAAATGGTTGAACCAAGCGACAATTTACAAGCAGTATTTGAACGAGCAATTGAAACTGCCAAAAAACTACATCATGAATATCTGACAATAGAACACCTACTGTTTGCCATGCTAGCTGATGAAAGTTTTACTAATACAGTTCAGGGGTTTGGTTCAAATGTTGACACTCTTAAACAAAATTTATCAGATTATCTACAAAATAAATCTAGCGAAATTACTATCGAAGATGTTGTAGTTAAACCTAAAAAAACACAAGCAGTTGAGCGTGTACTTAACCGTGCTTTTACACAAGTATTATTCAATGGTCGTCAACGCATTGAGCCAACAGACGTGTTCCTTGCTATGATGGGTGAGAAGCGTAGCTGGGCATACTTTTACATCCAGCAAGCTGAAATCGATAAAGATAAATTTAATGATTACCTAAACAGCACAGTTGATGAGGTAGAAGAAGAAGCTGGTGCTAGTGAAGGTGGCGGTAACAAAGCACTTGCGGCATTTACTACAAATCTTAACGATGCCGTTAAGAAAGATAAAATTGACCCAGTAATTGGTCGTGTAGATGAACTTGAAAACATTGCTCTAGCATTAGGTCGCCGTAGCAAGAACAATGTGATCCTAGTCGGTGATCCGGGTGTTGGTAAGACTGCTATTGCCGAAGGTCTTGCTTATAATATTGTCAAGGGGGCAGTTCCAGATTTCTTAAAAGACTATACTGTTTACAATTTAGATATTTCAGCTATGTTAGCTGGATCTAAGTATCGTGGAGACTTTGAAGAACGCTTTAAGATGGTACTAAAGGCATTAACTAAGAAAGGTAAGACTGTGCTGTTCATCGATGAGGCACATATGATCTCTGGCGCAGGATCTGCTAGCAACTCTGCTAACGATCTTGCCAACATGATGAAACCTGCTCTAAGCAAAGGCAACATTAAAGTTGTGGCAAGTACTACTTGGGAAGAATATCGCAAGCACTTTGAAAAGGATCGTGCCCTAATGCGTCGTTTCCAACGTATTACTGTTGACGAGCCAACTATCGAAGTTACTAAACAAATCCTTAAAGGTATTAAGAAGTATTACGAAAATCATCATAATGTTAAGATCAAAGATGATGCTATCGATGCCTCTATTAAATTATCAGTTAAGTATCAAACAGATAAAAAACTTCCCGATAAAGCAATTGACTTAATTGATTGTGCTTGCTCTCGATTTAATCTTAAACTAGCAGACGAACGTGTAGTCGGTGAACGTGAGATCCAATTTGAATTGGCTAAAATGGTTAATATGCCTGAAGAGAAAATTGCCGAAACTGAATCAAGTAATTTGTCTAACCTACAAGAAAATCTTGAACAACAAGTATATGGACAAGATCTTGCTTTACAAGAAGTTGTAGATAAAATTATGGTAGCACAAGCAGGCCTTAAATCAGAAAATAAACCTGTAGGATCATTTGTATTCATGGGTCCAACCGGAACTGGTAAGACTGAAACTGCTAAAGCTCTTGCTAAAAACTTGGGTGTTAAGTTGCTACGTTTTGATATGAGCGAATATCAAGAGAAGCATAGCATCAGTAAGTTGATTGGTAGCCCTCCAGGCTATGTTGGCTTTGAAGAAGATGCTGGGCAGTTGATTACACAAATTCAAGAAGCACCTAATGCTGTATTGTTGTTAGATGAAGTTGAAAAGGCACATCCAGATGTTATGACTGTGTTATTACAGTTGATGGATAATGGATTCATTACAGGTTCTAATGGTAAGAAAGCAGATTGCCGTAACATTATCCTTATCCTTACTACTAATGCCGGTGCCGCTGACGCTGAAAAGAACGCTATTGGGTTTGGCGCACAAACTAAAGATTACAGTGACAAAGATCTTAAAAAGTTCTTTACTCCGGAGTTCCGTAATCGTTTAGATGGTGTTATTACATTTAATAAACTTGGTAAAGAAACAATGGTTAAAATCGTTAGCAAGTTTATCGATGAATTGCGAGATCAAGTTAAAGATAAAGGTATCCGTGTTAAGATTGATAAAGCGGCTACCAATTGGTTACTTGACAAGGGATTTGATGATAAGATGGGTGCTCGTCCGCTACAACGTGTAATTGATAAAGAAATTAAACGTGAGTTAGCTCGAACAATGTTATTCGGTGATTTGAAAAACGGTGGATGGGTTACTATCACTGTTGCTGATGATAAAATTTGCCTAGTAACTAAAGCTAAGGAATCAAAAGTTCCATTACTAACTGTTGATTCAAATACATCATTAGTTGATATTCCTGATGCAATTTAAAACAACAACTAAACTATTTAGAGGAATATACCAGTACAAAATAGTGCTGGTATGTTCTGGCGCACAATGGTTCCGTTGCGGAGATATGACTACTACTTTAGAGCATTTAAAAAAAGTTAATTTAGATAACCCTAAAGTAAATACTTGGCGAAATATTCATATTAAAACACAAGAAGATTTAGACTACGCATTTAAATTACAATCTGCTTTAAGTAAGATGTCTGATATAGATGTGCGTGTTGAGAGTCCTTGGATCAGTGTTTATACAAATAATAAAAAGAATATTACCACGCTAACAAATCTTGATAAAAATCAAGTAAAATATATCAGCGCACCTCCTAGTAATTCTACATTAGCTAGCAATACTATAATAATGCCAAAGATGAATTACGATTTTCGCATTACTTTAGGTAAAACTTCACACGAGCATAGTACGTTTATTTCTTGGGCAGAAAGCAATTCAAAAGTTAAATTAACTAAAAGTTGTAAATTAGATCTGCTTAAGGATCGAACATGGGGTGGAAAGCACTTGTATGTTACTGGTGATAATAATTTACTCATGGTTAAGATGCAATTAGGCGATAGTATAGCTAAAATAGAGCGAATTGTCAAAGAATAAAGTTTAGCCTGTTGATTCAAAAAGCGATAAATACTCTAACCGCAGAGACTTCTGCTGAATTATTAAAACGGGCTTAAAAATGCGCATACAAGACTTATTAGAGGGTAATCTTTTTAAAGATGAGGACTTTGTAACACCTAAAGAAGAAGGTGGACGTGAAATTAACTTTGATTTACCCGACGATTTAATCCATTTTATGAACCACGATGATCATGTATATCGTCGCCATTTGTTCCCTGTTATTGCCCGTGTTCTTGATTTAGATAAGAAAAAGATCACTCCAAAACCTAGCATTTTTAGACCCGCTGTTGAAGACAGCTATAAAATCTATATTAAGAAGTTTCCTATACGTGAACTACCTGATGAAATAGAAGAGGACACCTGTAAAAAAGTCTGCGATAAAATGCATGAAGAAGTTTGCCAGCATATAGCAGACGGCAAGTATAAGGACTAAACATGCTATTACGTGAGCTGTTTTATAGTCCTAAGCGTATCATCCTCGAAGGCGGCAATGCCCTTATCGGTGGCCACCGCTCTGAAAAGATCGATCTAAAACAAATTAGTCGCGCTGAGATTACTCCTATTATTTGGAATCTACTTGTTGCCATTAACGGCGCTTATCAAGCATCATATAAAAAACCCTTATGGTTGCCTGAGCTCATGCGCTCACGTGAATTTTTAAGCGGAAGTAGTTTTCATTTCTTTAATCAAAATATTCCGCATGAAGAATTTACTCGTGTTAAACCTTTAGTTGGCGACATTGATACACAACTAGACAAAGATATGAAACCTAATATCGATGCCTTCCTTAATCAAATACAAGGAAAAGCATTAGGCGGGGCTACACTAGTTGGAGCAAAAGAATCAGGAAATCAAATTATTACTATTTGGGAATTTCCTAATCCAGCAATCAAAATTCAAATTGATTTAGAATTAGTAGATTACGAAAATGATAAACCAACCGAATGGGCTAAATTTAGTCATAGCTCAAGCTGGGAAGATTTACAAGCAGGCATTAAAGGTGTATTCCACAAATACTTAATGAGAGCATTTACAACAAATACTCTTAAACCTCGTTACATTAAAAAACCACGCAGTATCAAATATGAGATGGCAACTGATGTTGCTTTCAGTGCTGATTATGGTATGCGTCCTAAGTATCATAGCACTGGTGAAACATATGATGACGGCGAACACGGACCACACGAGGTCTATACTGAGATTCCTATTAAAGACAGTGAATTTACTAATAGCACCGCAGGCATGTTTGAAATGATTTTTGGTCGTCCACCAAAAGGTAACGAAGCTAATCATCTCGCTTCATTCAAAGGTGGATTAACTTTAGCTAATCATTTATTAGATACACAACACAAAGAAAAAATATTTAATGGATTCTTAAATACTTTATTTGGGCCAGCGGCTCAACAAATGTACAGGGATAATCCAGATCAAGATCGCGCTGAAAAACTAGTAGCATTAGACACTATGGCGCAAGATTTAGATCTAAGCGGATACTATGCTAGTTCTAAAAATAATATAGATCAACAGATTGCTAACTATTATCAAAATATATTTAAGGTACGTGAAAGTATTAACGAAGATGTAAAAGCTAGTCCTAGGGAAGGTATAGCACATTTACAAAAAATGAACGACTTACAGTTTATTCAGTTTGTTGAAAAAATTCAACATCAACTAGGCGGTCGTTTAGATGGTATTCGTATGACTCTTAAAGTAGACGGCCTTGGTGCTCGATTCGGTAAAGACGCAAGCGGACGACCATTCTTTGAAAGTTCACATAGTGGTCCTATCTTTACACACGGTTCTTTCAGTGCCCACGCATTAAGCAAAGGTTTTGAGGGTGAAAAGCTACAACGTGCTATACACTATGATGAAATACATAATTTAATTACATCTAGTGACTTTGTTAAGAATTTACCAAACGACACAAAAGTCAGTTGTGAAATAATGTATAACCCAATGGCGGAATTAACCGACACTGGTATTAAATTTGTTACGGTAGAATACGATCATAATAAGTTAGGCAAACTATTAAGTATTGTTCCCCACTATGCTCTTATATCTAGCACAGGTGCTCGTCATCCTCACAGTGAACAAATTAAAGATCAGCTACTACAACAAAGTAATGATCATATTAAATTCATTGATGATAGATTAAAATTCTCAGGTGAGATTGATGTTAGTGCTATTATTGATCCTGTAGCTAGTTTAAATTCAAGATCTAAAGAAGTATTAGGATCGAGAATGAAAGCAGATGCTGCCGACAAACAAGAAGTTAAAGCCCTAATACAAACTGTAAAAGATCAACTAGCTGATTTTATTCTCAAACATCCAAACATACTAGGCAAAGATGTTGTAGGCAATAACATTGAAGGTTTAATTCTACATCGCGATGATGGTGCTCCTGTTAAAGTCACAACACCAGAATTCAAATCACAACTTGCCGCAAAGATGGCACAACAAATGCCACACGAACCAGAGAAAAAACATGAACTTGCGTGAAATATTTGAAAGCTCTAACGCCGGTCATAATGTAGCCATATGCTATGGTCGTTGGAATCCCCCTCATAAGGGACATCGTGCCGCATGGGAAACTGCTGCAGAATTTGGTACATTCTATATCGGTACTAACCATAATACACAGGGCAAGGATGATCCATTACCATATGATGTTAAGTTAGAATGTATGGCTACAATTTGGCCAGAAGTTGCTGGTCATGTAATTCCCGAACAAAATGTATTCAGTCTTGCTGTAGCAGTGTATAAAAAACACGGTGAGCATACACATTTAAAAGTATGTACAGACGAATTATGGTTAGCTAGTGGGTTAGAGAAATACAATGGCAAAGAAGCCGCACATGGTTATTTTAAATTTGCTAGTATACAACACGTTGCTACACCAAGATTAAGTTCTGCTACTAAATTACGTGATGCTGTACGCAACGGCAACCGTGAAGAATTTAGTCAAGCGGCTGGAGTAGATGCTGATACGCCAGTCGGTGATCATTCATTTTTTGATCTTGTAGCACATTACTTAAACCAGTTTCCTGTTAAAGCAAAAAAAGTTAAAAAATCAGAAGTAGCAGAAACGGTAAATATAAAAGAAGCTAATAGGATAGTTAGAGAAATGCGAGCTAGAGAATTTATACAAAAAGATCTTAAAGAAGATACTAATATGCCAACGGATTCGACATCTGCGACTCCGGGTATGAAAACCTGGCCAGCATTAGATAATAACAATAGCCCGTATTCAGCATATCGTTTCGGTGTTATCCTAGCAGGAGCAGGTCCTAGACACGATTTAGATCCAGATAACCATCACTATCCCCCAGTTACTAATGGACCAGTAGGCGGACAATTTGTAACACTTGGTTATACTAAAGGTGATGAAGAAATTTTAGATGTAGCAAGAAAACAAATGGGTGTTAAGAGTGTTAAGAAAACCGAAGAAGGATCTTTTGAAGAAGAAGACACTAATAAAATTAGCCCTGTAGCTAAACCTAAGAAAAACAAGTACGGAATTTAAAATGGATTATCATTTAGCACTTAAAACAGCGTTTGCTAGTGAATTTAGTTTTTATCTAAAAGCTCACAACTTTCATTGGAATGTCGAAGGTCCACTTTTCCCCCAACTACACGAGTTATTCGCAACCATCTATGAAGAAGTTTATGGAAGCATAGATACTTTTGCTGAGCATTTACGTGCTTTACAGATCTATACTCCTGCTAGTTTACAAAAATTTAGTATGTTAACTACTGTACAAGATGAAAACCATGTACCAGAATGGAGTGGTATGCTTCAAGAACTGTTAGCAGATAGCGAAAAAATGGCCAATATTTTCCGTGTAACTTTTGAAATGGCAGAACAGAACGGAGATCATGGCCTAAGTAATTTCCTAGCAGATCGTCAAGATGCTCATAAAAAGCATAGCTGGATGTTAAGAGCGAGTCTTAAATAATGGATGAAATAGCACGTCTTAAGAAGTTAGCAGGCGTTAATGAATTTAAAGGCCTACAACCTTACGGCGGAAGTAATATCAGTATAACTGGTACAGAGAAAGCAAAGATAATGCGTGAACAAAACATACAACCAGGAACACCAGAATGGTTTAAATTGTGGTTTAGTTTACCCAAGTTTATGGGCGGTGAACCAGCGTTTGTTCCGCACAGTCCTGGTTTTAGGAATAGAAAATGAAAATTAGAGAATTAATAGGATTATCAGAAAATCGACATGGCTATGATGATAGCGGAATGAGTCTTGCTCCGGGCCACGATGAGGGAGAAGATTCTTGGGAATACAGCGCGGCACATGATAGAATAGGTGCTGGGGATCCTCGTAAACATCGCCAATATCAAGCAGATGTTCCGCATGATGTACATATTGACGGACGCAAATGGAAAACGTTTGGCTCAAAGAGTCATGCTGAAAATGTAGCTAGAAAACTAGCGGCTAATGGAAAGAAAGTTCATATAGCTAGATCGCTAGGTGAAGATGCTACAGCAGGCGCTACTAGTGCCGCTAATATTGGCACAGTTGATGCTCCGCAGTTAAGCCCAGGCAAAGCACGTGGTAAAAAAAGCTATACAGGCAGTGTATCAACAGGATCAGGCACTAAAGCGCCACCTCAGCCTAAGGTTGTACAGCCTAAAAATAGCGATGGAACAGCTAAAAACGGATTAGATATTAAAGGCACTAGTTTATTTGGCGGTGCTACCCTTAAAAGATAATAAATACAATGATAACGGAGTTATAAACATGCCAGCAGAATTAGATAATCAAGATCCAGCAATGGACCCACAAGCAACCGCAGATATGGACACATCAGCACCTGAAGCAACTCCTGCTCCAGAGGGTGAAGTAATTGGTGTTCATGATGGCGGTATCGATCAAGAAGGAGCGATGGCTAAAGCTGATTTGCTCAAACTAGCTACATATTCTAAGAAATTAGGTGATCAACTACATGATGATGATCAATTAGAAGCATGGGTACAAGCTAAAATCACTAAAGCCGCTGATTACATTGCTAGCGTTTATCACTACCTAGAATATGAAATGAAATTTAGCGAGTATGGTCAACATTTAGACAATGCTGATACACTCAGCGAAGGACAAAAAATGAGAATGAAAGAACTATTAGCAGAAGCTAAAGATAAAGTTAAAGAAATTAAGAAAGCCCAAGCTGAGAAACTTAAGAAAGTTGAAGAAAATCGTCTAGCACCACATGATGAAATGTGTGACGAATGCGGTGGTACTGGATATAAATCTGTTCCTGGTATGACAGTACATCCAGCACATGCTGAAAAAGTTTCAAAATATGCTAAACTTCGCAAAGCAGTTAAAGCGATCCACAATCAGCACATGGACGGTGAAGAACCAGAAATGACTGCTGAAAATTTTGATGGCGAACGCGGCGGAGATCAAGATACACCAAGTAAGTTTAATGTACAAAAAACTTCAACTGGTACACGTTATACTCGTAAATCAAGCACATTTAGCGACGAGCACGATGGCGGTGATGGCAAGAAGAGTCATGCTAAATCAAAATCAGCTGATGAAAAGAAAAAAGAAGCTCCACACCAAAAGAAATCTAAGACAGGTACTTGGGGTATGGAAGGTGGCGAAAAGTTTGATAATCGTAAGAAAACAGACGAGTCAAAAGGCAAATGTTGCTGTGAAGAAAAGAGCAAAGCTAAATGCCCAGTACACGGCAAGGTTGAGGAAAGCAAACCATCAGCTGGTCTAAGCAAAGAGAAAAAGTCTGCTGTAGTTAAAAAAGCTAAGGCAGGTGGCGACATTGGTAAGCCAGGTAAGAGCTTTGACAAAGTAGCTAAGGCTGCTGGTGGTGGTAAGAAAGGTGAGAAGATCGCCGCTGCCGCTATGTGGAAGAACATCAAAGAAACTACTGCTTACGTTGCTGAAAAGGCAGAGAAGATGGCTAAAAAAGATTATGACGGCGATGGTAAGATTGAGTCTGGCAAGGACGAACACGCTGGTTCTGTAGATAAGGCTATCAAGGCCGCTAAGAAAGAAACAGTTAAAGAGTCAGCAGAAGTTAGCCAATTTAAGTCTAACCTAAAACGTTTATTGGGATAAACCCATGGACATGAAGCGCATACTACAGGCAATGGATGGCGTTGCCTCTAAGCCTGTAGAAGGCGCCAGTGACATGAAGAAATTTGTGTCGATTATCAACGAAGGCGCCAGTCCACACAAAGTAACATTGCCAGTTCAAATGGCAATGCAACACTATCAGTCTACTCCAGCTAAATTAGAAAATAAAACGAATATTAAAACTAGTGTTCGTAAATTCTTCCGTGAAGTTGAAGAACAAACTGCTGAAGAGATTGCGCTCAAACAAGATCAAAAACGTCAGTTAATTAAACAGTATAGTCAAACTATTGCTGAACGTGTGTTAATGAAAGAAGCACGTGAAACTCCACAAACTTCACCCACTGCTCAACAAGACGATAGTCCTAAAAATTCTGCTCTTAATTACACTGGCGATAATGTTAATGTAATACGTTTTTTAGATAAAGCAAAACAAGGTGCCGGTTCTGGAGCTAAAAACGATTTCGAAGCGGCTGTAACTGCCGCGGCTTCAATGGCCGATACTGCTCAAAGACAGCAACATACAATCGAACAACAACAAGAAAGAGAACGTAAACTACAGCATACTCTATCTAGACTACAAAGAGTGTTAGATGACACAAATGATCGATTTGCTGAACTTACTGCTAAAGTAGCATCGGGCGAAATAAGCGATCAAGAAGCTGCACTAATTTCACAAGAAATTGACAAAGATAGTAAAGCACAAAGAGCAGAAATCGAACGTACTAAAGATCACGACCATAAAGATCATGATGAAGAAAAAACAGTAGTAGCTAAAGATGAACCTAAAACAGTAGCAAAGGCTCCTGAAAAAACTGCTGTTAAAAAACCAGCGACTGTTGCTCCAGTTCGTCGTGCTCCAGTTGCTGCACCACAAGTACAAAAACATACTACAACTCAAGCACCTGCTGGACACTTAGCTATTGCTGATCCAAGATATAATCCATCTATGACTGCGCCATTACAACAGCAACAAAAACTTAATCCTAAAAAAGTTGCCGCAACTTCACAACAATTAGCACAAAAGTGGGGTTACGGAGATTTTCAAAATGCTAAAAGTGCTGTGTCTGCTGAAAAATCCGACGATGATGTTGGCGAAATACTACCTACTACACAGACTGTAATTAATAGAGCAAAAACTCCAGCCAAACCTCTAGTTAAATTAGAAAGTTTAGCCAGTACTGTTGCCGGTACAGCATTTCGAGCTGGAGAACATGTAGGTGAAAAGTTTGCTCACCAAATTGGTAATTTTCTAGCAGACATTAGAATGCCTAATCTTGTATTAGATTATGGCAATGGTGTTAAGACTGTATTATCAAGAGCTACTGTTAATAAAATAGTTAAAACTGTTGGCAAACATCCTGCTATTAAACAAGATTTTATTAATAATACCCTACCTAATAAAGAAAGATTAGATGCGTTTATTGCCACGGTTAATTCAACAGCTCGTCCTCCAAAAGTAGTTAATCCAAATATCGCTAAGGCTACAGCACAAAAAGCAAAACAATTAGATTTGCCTTTGCCTGCTCCAGAGCCGCAACAAGGTACACTATTTGAATTGTCTAAGTTTACCTTAAGTGAGCATACAGTACCAGGACACAGTATAGGATTTAAACCAGGAGCAGGATTTAGTGGAACTCAACCAGTAGATGAAGCACCAATTGCTATGGATCCAGCTGAGCCAAACAATCCATTAATACATGGGCATCAACAGGCTAATCCTGCCACACTACGAGATCGCATTATACGTGCTCGTGCTCAATTAAAAGAACTAGCACAAATGGCAGAATCGGATGATTTACTAGCCTGGGAAAGAATTACACAACTAGCCAAGGGCGGAATGTTTATGGGCCTAGAACAAAACCTAGAACAAATACGTCATGCTATTAATGAGCTAGTTAAAAAACGTAAAGCAGGCGGCGTTCAAAGTCGCGGTATTAACAAACATATTGGATAATAAATATAGTGTCACGGGAAAAGATTATGAATATCAGAGATTTAATAAACAAACTAGAAACTATCGAACAACTTAACGAATTTCGTTTAAAAGATGTTAAGGCCGCGGTAGGAAACGATCCTGATCCAAAATCTCGTGCTATTACATTAGCAAAATTAGCCAATGACAATAAATTGCCAGGATTATATGATCCGATCGACGGCGAGTTTGTTGACAACAGAGCTAGTCGCGGTAGTGTTCCTAGTGCCGCAGTTGATGCCCAATTACAAGCAAGCGGGTTAATTCCTCCTAATTCTCATAGTTCATCTTTCCTTGGTAGTCTTACAGGTGTAAGTGGTGACAAATATGATCAGTCGATTCGTCAATCTAGTGACGCTTATAATAAATCACAAGACGACATCGAATTTAAACAAGAACATTTAAAAACACTATACGGTCTAGTAGACCAGTTAGCTAAAGCAACTCCTGCTACTGCTGCAAAACCAGATGCTAAAACAGATCCTAAGAAACCTAATCAAGGCACTCAACCTCCTGCTACACAACCTGTTAAAACTAATAATAGTGACCATCGTTGGTCAGATGCCGCTATCGGAGCTGCCGCAGGCGGTTTAGGTGGACTAGCACTTGGTGGCCCAATTGGCGCTGGTCTAGGTGCTGTAGGCGGTGGTGTTACTGGTTATCGACTTGGTACTCCAGAAGGTGTAGAAAATGCTAGTAAAAAATTAATCAAAGACGAAACTGGTGAATGGGTTATCGTAAGTGAAGACGGCACCGGACAAGTTATTAGTGAAAGTGAAAAACCATTTATTATTGAAAAGATTGCCGAATCAACTAGCATGTCTGATGCGTTGATGGAAAGTTTTGGTTATACCGCAGAAGATACCCGTTACTTCCGCGACGTCGATGGAACACTTGTAGAATATAGTTGGGATCAATTTAAAGGTGATGTAGGTGATACAGCACGTGGTATTGAACAAGGTGCTACACTAGGATTTGGTAATAATATCAATGCTGGAGTTAAGAGCCTAGTCAAAGGCACAAAATACAAAGACGAGCTAGACAAAGAACAACAAGCAGACAAAGCCGCACAAGAACGTAGCCCATGGTTATATGGCGGTGGTAATCTTGCTGGAGCAGTTGGTAGTAGTATGATTGTTCCAGGTTCAGGTGTTGGTAACTTGGCTGCACGTGGTGCCGCTAAACTAGGCGCTGGAGCTGCACTACAAACTGGCGCAAAATACGGCGCAATGATCGGTGGCAATTTATTATTACAAAAAGGTGCTGACTTGTTAAGAAGCAAGGCAGACCTAGCAACATTCAAAGCACCAAACGGCAACCCAGATGTCCAGGCGATTCAAGCAAAAGTAGGAATGGTTGGTAAAGATCTCGACGGAGTACCTGGTCCAAGAACACAGGCCGCTATTGCTAAATGGCAAGAAGAAAACGGTCTAGTACCAAGTGGTGAACCAGATCCAGAAACATTAGCTGCCATGGGATTAGAAATGTCAGGTGGTACTCAACAGCAACCTGCTACTGTAGCAGAACAAATTGCTAGTCTACGCAATATGCTTACACAGTTAGATGAAGGTACACTTGAAGAAGGTTTCTGGGATACATTATTTAAAGGTGGTGCTAAACTAGTACCTAAACTAGGTAAAGCAATTCCTAAAGTTCCAAAAGGTGCTATTAGAACAGTTAAAACTGGTCCAATGAAGGGTGTTAACTTTAAATGGAATGGTACTAAGTGGGTTCGTGAAACAGGCAACGGTGGTACAGGTAAATTTGCCGCCAGAGCAGGTACACTAGATCCAGCAAGTCCAGAATATAAAGCTATCATGCGTGAGTTTGACGCAGTTAAAAAGGCCGGCGGTAAAGGCGGAGTAGCGGCTTGGATCAAAGCTAATCCTAAGAAAGCAATGGCTATTGGTTTAATTACTGGCGGTGTAATAGGCGCAGGTGTTACAGCTGCACTAGACGGTGATGATACTCCTACTAGTGGCGGTCCAGCTCAAGGTACTCAACCTCCAGCAGGTCCAACTACACCAGAAACACCTGCTGAAGAAAAACCTGCGGTATGTACAGCAGAACAAATGGACTTAGTTCAAAAGATCAAAGCTGAAATTGACGCACTAACTCCAATGGCTGCGAATGATCCAGCTGTAGCAAGAGCAGTTAAGGAAGCACAAACAGCAATTACTAACATGAAATGTACTCCGCCCGAAGCGGCTGATACTTCATTGGGTGGCCCATGGGACAATGTATCACAGCGCGATCCAGCATATACGCCACCAAAAGTAACAACAGCACCAACAACAGCACCAGCTAAGTAATCAAAATGGCAGATTTATTTCTGCCATTTCCACCTAAAAAATTTGACACGCACAGATAATTAATATACAATAGGCTATAAAGGAGAATTACATGTCAGGTAGAAATTACGGTCCAGAAGAAAAGGCAAAACTAGAAAGATTAATCAGCGAAGGCTCTACAGTACTCCGTGAAGTAGAAGACTTAACAGAAGGCTTGAAAGAGACAGTTAAGGCAGTAGCAGAAGAATTACAAATCAAACCTAGCGTTATTAACAAAGCTATTAAGATCGCTCATAAAGGTGATTGGGCGGCACATAACGAAGATTGGGCTGAGATTGAAGCAATTTTAGATATCACTAAACGTATCTAATAAGTAATACATAAGAAAGGTACGCTGGCCATAAACAGCATAAAGGTATTTGTCAGCCGGAAATGACATCGGAGAATATGAAATATGAGCTATGTAGACGCATGGTTTGATCGCGACAACGATATTATTAGAATCGTTGAACGCAACAAGAAAGGCGAAAGAGAATTTAGAGACATTCCCGTTCGTCACACTTTCTATGTAAAAGATCCTAGAGGTAAACACCAATCCATTTATGGAGATCCTGTTCAACGGATCGTCTGTAAAAACACTAAAGAACTTCGTAAAGAAATGGCCATTAACAGTGGCAAGACAATGTACGAAGCAGACATTAATCCAATCTTTGTAACACTCAGTGAAAACTATCTTAATCAAGATGCTCCAAAATTAAATGTAGCATTTTTCGATATTGAGGTAGACTTTGATCCAGAGCGTGGCTACGCATCACCTGACGATGCGTTCATGCCAATTACTGCCATTGCTGTTAAGCTACAATGGTTAGATACCATGATATGTTTAGCCATTCCACCAAAGACTCTAACTATGGAGCAGGCTAAAGAAGCTGTTAAAGACTTTGATAACGTAATGCTTTACGAAACTGAAGCAGAGATGCTAGATGTATTTTTAGATTTGATCAAAGACGCAGATATCTTAACTGGTTGGAACTCAGAAGGCTTTGATATCCCGTATACTGTTAATCGTGTAACTAAAACACTTAGTAAAGAAGATACAAGACGTTTCTGTTTATTTGATCAATTTCCTAAACGCAGAGAATATGAAAAATATGGTCGTCAATCAGTTACCTATGACTTTGTAGGCCGTGTACACTTAGATAGTCTAGAACTATATCGTAAGTACACATATGAAGAACGCCATAGTTATCGACTAGATGCTATTGCTGAATACGAATTAGGTCAACGTAAAACACAATACGAAGGTACACTAGATCAATTATATAATAATGATTTTAAAACATTCGTTGAATATAACATCAATGACTGTCAACTATTAGATGATCTAGACAAAAAACTTAAATTTTTAGATCTTGCCAATACACTAGCACATGAAAATACAGTATTGCTACAAACTACAATGGGTGCTGTAGCTGTAACTGAACAGGCTATTATTAACGAAGCCCATAGACGTGGATTCCAAGTTCCTAATCGTCCCAAAATGGATGAGCGAGAAAATAATGCCGCGGCTGGTGCTTATGTTGCTTATCCCAAGGAAGGTATTCAAGACTGGGTCGGATCATTAGATATCAACTCACTGTATCCATCAGCTATTAGAGCACTTAACATGGGTCCAGAGACAATCATTGGACAGTTGCGTCAAACAATGACCGATGATTTTATTGAAACGCAAATGGCTAAAGGTAAATCATTTGCGGCGGCATGGGAAGGTATATTTGGTTCATTAGAGTATACTGCTGTAATGAATCAAGAAATTGGCACAGATATCACCATTGATTGGGAAAATGGAGATAGTGATGTATTAAGTGCCGCTGAAGTATATAGATTAATATTTGAAAGCAATCAACCTTGGATGCTTAGTGCTAATGGTACTATCTTTAGCCACGAAACTGAAGGTGTTATTCCTGGACTGCTAAAACGTTGGTATGCTGAACGTAAAGAGATGCAGGCCAAATTAAAAGAAGCAATTAAAGCGGGGAATAAAATTGAAGAAGAATACTGGGACAAGCGTCAACTGGTTAAAAAGATTAACCTTAATAGCTTATATGGTGCTATTCTTAATCCTGGTTGTCGTTTCTTTGATAAGCGTATTGGACAATCCACTACTCTTACAGGACGCCAGATCGCTAAACATATGGCTGGTAAAGTAAACGAAATCATCGCAGGTGAATATAATCATACTGGTAAGGCAATTATCTATGGTGATACAGACAGTTGTTATTTCTCAGCATATAAGACCTTACAGAAAGATATTGATGCTGGTAAGATTCCGTGGAGTAAAGAAACTGTTATCCAATTGTATGACACAATCGGTGACGAAGTAAATCAAACATTCCCACAATTCATGTTAGATGCTTTTCATGTACCTAAAACACGTGGCGAAGTTATCAAAGCTGGTCGTGAAATTGTTGGATCTAAATCATTATTCATTACTAAGAAACGTTATGCTGTTCTTTATTATGATAAGGAAGGCAAACGGGCAGACGTAGATGGTAAACCTGGTAAGATCAAGGCCATGGGCTTGGACCTTAAGCGTAGTGATACACCAGAATTTATTCAAAACTTTTTAAGCGATGTTCTTGAAATGGTTTTAACAGGTAAGAGCGAACAAGAAGTGCTTGATCACATTACCCAATTCCGAACATTATTTAAAAGTCGCCCAGGATGGGAGAAAGGTAGTCCAAAACGTGCAAACAATATTACAGAATACGAAGCAAAAGAGAAGAAGGCTGGCAAGGCTAATATGCCTGGTCATGTACGAGCAAGTATTAATTGGAATACACTCAAGCGAATGTACAACGACAAATACTCAATGAGTATTACTGATGGTCAGAAAGTTATTGTATGTAAACTTAAACCTAATCCGTTAGGCTTTACATCAGTAGCTTACCCAGTCGACGAACTTCGTTTACCACAATGGTTTAAAGATTTACCTTTTGACCATGCTGAAATGGAACAGACTATTATCGATAACAAGTTAGATAACCTAATTGGTGTTCTAAAGTGGGATATTAATAGTACCGAAGAAAAGAATACCTTTAATAGTTTATTTGAGTTTTAATATGAATATAATTATCGCAGGATACGGATTCGTTGGTAAAGCTGTTGCTAATAGTATTGACAAAAACAATACTATACACATAGTAGATCCAGCATATACAACATCGAAAATAGAACATTTCCCTTACGCCGATGGTATTATCATTTGTGTAGGAACCCCTAGTACTGAAAATGGTGATTGTGATGTTAGTCAAATCTATAGTGTAATGGCCGAAGTGCCTATACATATACCTATATTAATCAAATGTACTACTCGTCCGGACTATTTAGAACAACTGCTCAAAGATTTTAAAGATCATAGCATTTGTTATAGTCCAGAATTTTTACGTGCAGCCACTGCTAATGAAGACTTTGCCAATCAAAAATATATGGTAGTAGGCGGGGACGATCCTGAAGGATTTTGGCAAACATTGTTTACAGAATCATTGCCAAATTGCAAAATGTATTTTAATACCAGTATCATAGAAGCCAGCACAATCAAATATGCCGTTAATTGCTTCTTAAGTACTAAGGTAGCATTTTTTAATCAATTGTATGATATTTGTCAAGCTAATGGCGCTGAATATAGCCTAGTTCGACAGGTATTAACACATGATCTTCGTATTGGCAGTAGCCATATGATGGTACCCGGTCCTGATATGAGCCGTGGCTTTGGCGGTGCTTGCTTTCCAAAAGACACAAAAGCGTTCATTCATTATGCCAACGACCTAAATAAACCTATTACAGTACTCGAAGAAGTGGTAAAATACAATGAAAAAATACGCAAATAAACCTTGACATAGTCACAAAATGCTGTATAATAACTAAACATGGAGAATCATATGAAAGACTTTTTACAAGACCTAGTAGCACACACACATAGTTTGGGCTTCTTGCCTTTGGTCAAGGTAAGCTCAAGCTCAAAAGAAACAACTATCGAGTCAATGGCTGAAGACCGTTCAGTTATTTTGAACGCTAAAACGCACACGCCAGTTGATACCTTTGAAGGTACATTTGGTATGCCTAACTTAAACAAGCTAGACTTACACTTGAAGTGTCCAGAGTACAAAGAAGGTGCTGGTATTAGCGTAGTCACGCAACAACGCAACGGTGAAGATATTCCAACAGGTTTACACTTCCAGAATAGCACAGGCGACTTTGAAAACGACTATCGTTTTATGAATCAAGACATTATCAACGAAAAGTTGAAAACTGTTAAGTTCAAAGGTGCTACATGGGAAGTTGAATTTCAACCAACCGTGGCCGCAATTCAAAAATTAAAATATCAGGCTGCCGCACATACTGAAGAAACAGTATTCCAAGTGTCTACAGACAATGGAAACTTAGTGTTTAGTTTTGGTGATGCGTCAACACACGCAGGTTCATTTGTATTCCAAAGTGGTATTACAGGTAAACTAAAACAAACATGGTCATGGCCGGTTAACCAAGTACAAGCTATTTTAGCTCTGTCGGGTGATATTACTATGCGTATTGCTGACGCAGGCGCATTAGGTATCACAGTTGATAGTGGTTCAGCTGTTTACGAATACATTCTACCAGCACAGAGCAAGTAATATGAACCTTATACAAATAGCAGTTGCTTCAATAGTTTGGCTATTACTGATATTAGTTGTATACCGACATATTACATTCGCTAAGGTTAAGGAATGTTATGCTATGTGGTTTAAAAAAGAGTATTGGGTAAGCTATAACACAGTAGAATTCTTAAGCTGGTTTGCTAAGGCTGTTATCATTGTTCCAGGTCTAATTTTTGGTATACAAATTTGGTGGTTATATTTCTTCACATTAGCAACAAGCCTAACACTTATTTGGGCTAGTGAGAAGAAACTATTGCCTACTCTAGTAGGATTTAACACTATATGGGCTTGGATTAGTTGTATGGTGCTTGCTCAACATTTGGTGAAATAATGAATAAAAATTTAACAGCAACACAAAATGATTATGCGTACTTTTTACCAGCAACATCTGGTTTTTATAGTACATTTATAGGCAAACAACGTTTTGGTAACTATGTAGATCCGGCTCGTGTACCGGCAAGTTTTGGCCCAATGGGTGTTGAAGCAATGAACTACTTAGATCCTAATGCGTTATTTTATTATGATCATTGTTTGTACTCGGCAGGCCATGCTAACTTAGATATGACTAAGAAAGATGACGGCGAAGATATGTTTCGTAATAGAGATCGTTCTACTAGTTGGGTACTAGGAGATTCAGGCGGATTCCAGATTGGTAAAGGTGTGTGGGAAGGTGAGTGGAATGATCCAACAGGACCAGTAGTGGCTCAGCGAATGGCCGAAGCTGTTGCTCGAGGCGTTGAACTAGTCCCACAACTACATCCTACAGGTCATCCTAAGACAGATAAGAATGGTAATCCAAAGTATACTAAAATCGATCATCCTAAACTATATCAAGCACAATTAGATGCGGCACAGAAGAAGCGCGAGCAAGTGCTTGCGTGGATGGATGCGTATATGGATTATGGCATGGTACTCGATATCCCAGCATGGGTATGCCGTAGCCCAGAAGGTATTAAAGCTACAGGTGTATCAAGTTATCAAGAAGCGGTTGATGCTACCAAATATAATAATGAATATTGGATTAAACATCGAACAGGTGCTTGTAAGTTCTTAAACGTGTTACAAGGTGAGAATCATACAGACGCAGATAACTGGTATAATGAGATGAAAAAATTCTGTGACCCTAAGCAGTATGATAAACCATTTAATGGTTGGGCTATGGGTGGACAGAATATGTGTGACGTACACCTAGTATTAAAGAGATTAGTGGATTTACGTTTCGACGGACTTCTTGAAAAAGGTCATCAAGACTGGATGCACTTCTTGGGCACCTCTAAATTAGAGTGGGCTGTTTTATTAACCGACATTCAACGTGCTGTAAGGAAATATCATAATGAACAATTTACCATCTCTTTTGATTGCGCCAGTCCCTTCCTCGCAACAGCGAACGGACAAATCTACATGGCTACCGAAACACCACACGCAGACAAATGGGTCTACCGTATGCAGGCTTCTGCAGACGACAAGAAATACGCAACAGACACAAGACTTTTTAAAGACGCTGTAGTACAAGATGGTATTTTTGATAAATTTGAATCTAGCCCTATTATAGATCAAGTCCAAATGAAAGATATTTGTATCTATAAACCAGGCGACCTAAATAAAGTAGGTAAAGAAGGACGTACTAGCTGGGATAGTTTTACCTATGCTATCATGATGGGTCATAATGTATGGATGCACTGTAATGCTGTACAAGAAGCTAATCGTCAAAGTGATTCGGGTGTTATTCCTGCGATGCTAGATGCTACAACAGCAGAAACAAAGACACACAGAGATTATAGCCCAGCACCAAATAAATTTAAAGATATTGTTGATTTAATCTTTAGTCTAGATAATAGACAAGATGCGTTAGATATGGTTGAATTTTATGGTGATTACTTTGATCGTATTATTGGTACTAGGGGTAATACTGGCGATAGGATTACCAATGCTAGTGCTATGGCTGATGTACACTTTGAATTTGAAGGAAATTTAACCATTGAAAAAGTAGTTAAAGAACCGGTTAAACCTGTTTTCAACGAATCATTATTTGAGCTATGACATTGCCCGACGAACGTTTTAGAAGTTTACAACGAACAGAAGAATTTTTGACAGATTTACTTAATCCTCAAAAAACTCCTCGAGTTCCGAAAGAAATACGTGAGCAAGCACGGTGGTGTTTGCGTCATTATCCTAGTTATCATAATTTAAAAATGCTAGAACGTGCGGCACCAGATGTTGTACAAGAAAGAATGGAAGATGTTAATCGTATGATCAAGTATTGGGAAGAAAGGAAAAGCAATGAAGCGTGATTATAGCAGTGGTGTTACCGAAGATGTAACATTTTTTATTGGTACAGAAATTGAACGTACTCCAGCATTTGGTATGAAAACGTTATTTGTTGTAGGTACCCATAACGAACAAGTTGTTATTAATCTAGCCAAAGACAACGATTGTAATCATATCTATTTTGGTGCTAATCAAAGTTTTCCAAAACTAGATACCAATGATAGTATTGGTTGGTCTCCATGGGAAGATATGATCCAAGCATGCCTTGACGAAGGATTCTGGTGTACTTTAGACTTTGAAGTAGCCCAAACCGAGGGTTTACTAGAAAGTGGTTTAACCGAATATCGTAGATTTATTCCACAAATTAGTGTAAAATTACCATATCTAGCACAGTTAGGATATAATGCTACTGTTAAAATAGATGATAAAGGTTTTGAAGCAACAAATCCAGGTGTATGGTGTGTACCAATTGGCGCTATTACACAACGTAAGTATTTTACCAATTGGGATGAGTATAGTAAAGATGAAATTATAAAATGATTATTAAACAAGATATTAGACCTAACAAAATGATCTGGGTTACCTTTCGCAAAGAAGGTATTCATAGATATCCAGCGGCGGCTACTGATCCTAATTTGTGTACAGCAGGAGAGTACGATGTTAGTTTCTTAGCAAACGCACATAGACATATATTCCATTTTAAAGTATGGATTAGTGTTAAACACAACGATCGTGATATTGAATTTATTCAATTTAAACGCTGGTGTGAAAGCCTTTATAATCAAGACATTCTCGATCTTGATTTTAAAAGTTGCGAAATGATGTCAGACGACCTGTATGACGCTATTAGCAAGAAGTATCCAGACCGTGAGGTTTGGATTGAGGTCTCCGAAGACGGAGAAAATGGTTCATTCATCAAATACTAATAAGAGGCTGCAATGGCTAAGAACTACAAAGAAATCAACTATTTCGAAACCCGCCCTGATATCGTCAAAATCTTTGACGACTTAGAGGCATTCCACAATTACTGCCGTATTGAACTTCATCCATTTGATGAAAGTCATCTGTATAATAGAGAAAGTTGGGTATGGCGTAATTTTGAAAAGAGCCGTCGACCTAAACGTCCAGATGGTACTCGTGAACGTAAACCATATTTAGGTAAGAATCCGAGATACAATAATGACCGTATTTCTAATTGATCTAGAAGCTGTTGAGACAAGGTACACGAGTCAATGGAAGACTCATGTGCCTGCTCTCTTACGAAAGGCAGGACACAATGTTCAAGTTATATCTGGGCCTACGGATATTCCTACAGCCACTACTCCTGGTGCTTTTCTTAATTTTGGTGGCACCAATATATATAAGTCTCGACAAGTTGAGCAAATGGGGCGCCTATTTTGCTCCGGATCAGTTCAACCTGGCGATCACTTTATCTTTACTGATGCTTGGCACCCTGGTATCATAAACTTAAAGTACATGAGTGAACTACTGAATATTCCAGTAACTACACATGGCTTATGGCATGCTGGATCATATGATCCTCAAGACTTCTTAGGTAGACTAGTTGGCAATAAACCCTGGGTACGACACGCTGAGAAAAGTTTCTTTGCGGCATTTGATCATAATTATTTTGCTACTCAGTTCCATATTGATATGTTTCATCATAATTTACTTAATGATGGAATGATTGAAAATCCTTGGGAAGAAGAGGATAAAGCAGATATGCTTGAAGATAAAAAGTATGTACGCACAGGTTGGCCAATGGAGTATATGGAAGATACATTAACCATGTATAAGAATATGCCCAAGCGTGACCTTATTCTTTTTCCGCATCGTATCGCACCAGAGAAGCAAGTTGAGATTTTTCGAGACTTAGCTACACACTTACCGCAGTATGAGTTTGTAGTGTGTCAGGATCAACAACTAACAAAAAATGAATATCATAACTTGTTAGGCGAAGCAAAGATGGTGTTTAGTGCTAACTTACAAGAAACTTTAGGCATTAGTTGCTATGAAGGTGCGGTAGTCGATGCTATTCCCATGGTGCCGGATCGTTTAAGTTATACAGAAATGTATTACGATACGTTCAAGTATCCTAGTAAGTGGACTGAAAGTTACGACGCCTACACAGTATATAGACCAGATTTATGCGGTAAGATAATGGAACATATGGATAATTATTCTACAAGGATACCGTCCATCCGCAAACAAGCAAGGGATTTACATGAACGATTCTTTAGTGCAACAGGACTACTTGACAATATCAAGTGATACTGGTTTTATAGCGCAAGATGTAAGCACAATACTGCCAGACGCTATTACAATAACTAGTAGCAATACCAGTTCCGTTTACTATACCGGCACTGGAATTAGTGGCAGTGGGGCTGGTAATATAACTATATCTAACGGTGGTGGTGGTGGATATGTTATCAGCAACGGTATCACATCATCTGGAACTATTAGCATTGGTCCGATCGGTAGTGGAGGAGCAGGAACCGGTTATGAATGGTCACAATCTTTTCCTGTTGAGTGGGTCAATGCATTTCCTGATTTTGATCGTGTTAAGGAAATGTGTGAGCAATATCCGGCATTAAAAATAGCATACGAAAAATTTGTAACAACCTATAAACTAGTGAAAGATCATTATGATACCCCAGAAGATGAAAGACCGCGTCCTTAATTGGTTAGACCATTGCGGTCGTAAACGTATAGTCATGGATCGTATTTGTAACGAACCATATCTTGAACGTTATTATTTGTTTTTAAAAGACCGTAAGAACTTTCCATTTAATATTTTTTTACATCACTTTTTAAAAGGTGATCCAGATGACGTTCATGATCATCCGTGGGGATATTTTACACTTATTTTAAAAGGCGGTTATTGGGAATTTATTCCTCAGTTTAATAGTAACGGCGAAAAGACTTGTGAAATAGGCAAGTGGCGTGGCCCTGGCCATTTTCGATTCTGCCGAGCAAATAGCTTTCATAGGATCGAAATCGATCCTACAATACAGTGTTGGACTTTGTTTATGCCTGGTCCACAAAAACGAGAGTGGGGATTCCTTGTAAAAAATAAATGGATTCATAACGATGAGTATCTCGCTTCACGGAAACAACATGACTAGTCTAACCGCAACTACTATACCTAGTAATTCTGTATTGTACTCAACTGGTACTAGTACAACAAATTGGACAGTTCCTAATAATAACTACGATACAGTAATGTCTGTTAAGCAGACTAATCCTCCTACTATAGAAGTTAGGGGTAATATGGTTATCAACGGAGTTGATCTAGAAGAACGGTTGAATACAATTGAAAAAGTCTTGGCAATTCCAGAAAGAGATGTTATACTAGAAAAAAAGCATCCAAAGTTAAAAAAATTATACGATGAGTATGTAAATGCTTTGGCAAAATACAGAACATTTGAAGCAATTAAAGGAGAAGATGATGTTACATGAATCAATTAAACAAAAGAAGTTTACTGTTAAAGAAAATGACAGTTACCGTATGCGTGTGACACAGCACGAAGTACTTGCTCCTAAAGGATTATATTCCTTAGACTTTATTCAAGAAAGTCTTAAAGACGGTGAGGTTATGGACTCACAAACATATAACTTTTTTATGACTCAGGAAGATTTAGAAGTACTGTGTAAAGGACTTTTAAATGGCTGATCAATTAGAAGTATTATACAATGAAATGTTAGAAGTAACAGCACATATGGTTGAGGAATACGGTGCCATGGAGGTTGCCGCAATTATGATGACACAAGCTCTTAGCATTTATAAAACAAGCCTTAGCGAAATTGATTATAATCAAATGGTTGATAGCATTTCTGCTAGTCGTAGTCAAGTTAAAAAATTTATACCAGATATTTTACAATGAAGAAAATTTATTATAGTTGGCAACAAGTAGAGGGTGCTTGCTTAGATATTGCTAGACAAATTAATAATAGTAATTGGCGACCTGATTACATTGTTGGAATTACTCGAGGCGGTTTAGTTCCTGCTGTACTGTTAAGTCAATATTTAGAAGTGCCTATGAAGTCCTTAGATGTTAGCTTACGTGACGGTGGCGATACTGTTAGTAACTGCGGCATGGCTGAAGATGCGTATGGATTTAACGCCGCTGAAAAGGATGGGGATCCACTATGTAAAAACATCCTTGTAGTTGATGATATTAATGATCAAGGATCAACGATTGCTTGGATCAAACAAGATTGGCAATCTAGTTGTTTACCCAACGATGCTCGCTGGGGACATGTATGGGGACAAAATGTACGCTTTGCTACGCTTACTAACAATCTAGCTAGCAAAGAAACAGTTGACTACTCGGTATGGGAAGTCAATAAAGCAGAAGAAGATTGTTGGTTGGTTTATCCCTGGGAGGATTTTTGGTTATGACCTCAGCATTACTTAAACTTATATTTGGCATTGTATTGATTATAATTGCCGTAGTGTTTGGCCCACTTGTTGGAATTTGGGCATTAAACACATTGTTTCCAGCATTGGCTATTCCATATACATGGCAAACTTGGTTAGCATATTTCTTGTTAATTGCGCCAATCACGGGTGTTCGATTTGGATCTAAAAAATGAGAGAACTAAGCGTTCAAGAACTTCAAGAAAAGATCGATAAAGTTCAAGAAGATATTAAACATATTGATCAAGAAAAAGGCAGAGAAGTTTTGATATCATATCTTGATTATCTAAAAGATGAACTTAAACTAGCAGAAAGGAAACAGCAATGACCTGGGAAAGACGTATAGCTCATTTAGAAGAAGCACACCATGCCCTTGATAAACAAATTCATGGTTTAGAAAGCACTGGTGTTTATGAAGATGAACGACTAAACGATTTAAAAAAACAAAAACTTCATCTTAAAGATCAAATTGAACAGTTAAAACAACAACATGCGCCTGAGCAAAAAACACATTAATTGGGACAGTCGAATCCCGGCACGTGATAAAGGTCATGTCCATGTAGTTCGACTACCGTGGACCGGACAATCAGGCGTTTGGTGGAACGAGGCATGTGCTGATATTATGGAAGTATTCGGATTACCGGGAGACCGATTCACTAGTCATCCTACAGCAGAGTACATGGACTTTTATTTTAAATCAGAAAAGGATGCACAATTATGTCGAATACTAGTATCAGAGAAAATTTAGATTTTTATGCTGTGATCCTATTAGGATTTTTAGGAATGATATTTGCTGTTTGGTGGAACTATTCTAATCCGCATTTAGTTGTAAAATATGATTGTTCAATAGCAGAAATTAGTCCAGACTATCCTATTGAAGTAAAAGAAGGTTGTCGCAAACTTCGAGCAAAATATTCTCAAGAAGACTTGAAAAAACCTAAATAAACCTGTATAATAAAAATATATGCCAATCCACTGGCTTAACATCGGAGTATTATAAATTGACAACATTTACAACAGAAGACCTTCAAAACGTACTTAAAGGCGCAGATGATATGAGCGACAAAGGCTACAAAGAAGCACATCTAGCAGATGTCATTCGTTTTCAAATGAAACGCGAAGGCAAACGTTTCTGGGCTGGAGACAATATTAGCGAATATGTCGACGAACAGAAAAAAGAACGATTAATCGATGAAGCAACAGAGGCCTTTGAACTAGTATTAGATCGATTGCTTATTGATCGTGAAAACGATCCTAACTCAAAAGGCACTGCTAGACGACTAGCTAAAATGTATTTTAATGAAATAATGGCAGGACGTTATGAAGCAGGACCAGACGCAACAGCATTTCCAAACGATTCAGAAGACCGCTATGAGGGTATGCTTGTGGTTCGCTCTGAGCTACGAAGCATGTGCAGTCATCACCATCAGCCTGTTAGTGGTGTTGCTTATATTGGCATTATCGCCGCTAACAAACTTATCGGTTTATCTAAGTATACTCGGATCGCTCAGTGGTGTGCTCGCCGTGGCACGTTACAAGAAGAACTCTGTAATGACATTGCTAGGGAAATCCAAAAAGCCACAGAATCAGAAAACGTAGCAGTATACATTCAAGCAACTCACGGGTGTTGCGAGAATCGCGGTATTATGGCACACTCTAGTCTAACACAGACAACAGTACTCAAAGGTGCGTTCAATACCGACGGTAATACAAAGAAAGAATTCTTTGACAATATTAAACTACAACAGGAGTTTGCTCCGCGATGACTAGTGATTTAATACTTCTTTTAATTGTAATGGGTTTAGGAATCCTTGTTGGCCATAATTGGAGATTTGACAGCGACCGTGAATATAAAAAGCGGTTGTTAAAAGAACTCGAAACTGAACTGACTGAAGAATTAAAAATATCAAAAAATTTAAATCAAAGTTTAACGCAAGATGTTGCGGAATTAAAATCCAAAATAAGAAAATTAGAATTAGAAAAGGCTAGATATGACAACAGCAAAAGACCTAACTGATCAATTAATCGATCGTGCTAAAAATTTAAAAGAATTCATAGTTGAGCGTGAATTTAACGATATTCCGTTACAGGGTGTTGTTCGATTTAGCGTACAACATACTCAGGGACAACTGGCCCGTATATTTGTTCTTGCGTTAACACAACACGAAGCAGAACAAATGGTTGACGAATGGTTTGGTGAATCAGTATGAAAGCACAAACACCGGCAGAAGGCATTTTAAAAACAAACGATTTTGGTAATAGTAAGTGGTATAAAGTTACTTGTGGTTGCGGACAAGATTATCACGATCAAACAGTAGAAGTCGAAGCAGATGAGATGGGTGTTAACGTAAACATCTATTCCACTGTTAAAACAAACTACTGGACTGACACATTTGAAAAACGTTATGATATTAAAAATGTTTGGTTAGAAGAATTTGATTGGTTTTGGAAAGATCTTATTAACAGTTTAATTCGTAAAGCTAAATTAACTTGGGAAGTTTGGATAACCGGTACTATTACCGCCCAAACTACAGTCACTATGACCGAACAACAAGCTCTTAACTACTCAGAAACATTGAAATCTGCTATTAAAGATGTTAAACTGTTTAAAGAAGACCGTAAAGAAAAGTCAGCAACAGGTAAATTAGCGGAACAAGGTGATTGTGTATGAGTAAATTAAAAATAGCAGAATTGTTTTATTCAATTCAAGGTGAAGGACGGTACATGGGTGTTCCGTCTGTTTTCTTACGTACATTCGGTTGTAACTTTAAATGTGCTGGCTTTGGCATGCCGCTGGGTACAATAAGCGGAGAAGCAGATGTATTAGCTGAGAAACAAATCAAGTATAATAAGTGGCAAACTTATAACGAACTTCCTTTAGTTTCTACAGGTTGCGATAGCTATGCTAGTTGGCATCCTACTTTTAAAGATTTATCGCCAATGCTTACTAGCGATGCCATTACAGACCGTATTATGGAAATTCTTCCGCACGGAGAATGGTTAGATGAACATCTGGTTATTACAGGTGGCGAGCCTTTGTTAGGTTGGCAACGTGCTTATCCAGACTTGTTAGATCATCCTAAAATGGCAGGACTAAAAGAGATTACGTTTGAGACAAACGGTACTCAAAAATTAACTCCAGAGTTCAAATCATATTTACAAGAATGGAGCAAGTGGAAGAATCGCGAGATTACATTTAGCGTAAGTGCTAAACTTCCGTGTAGTGGAGAAAAGTGGGAAGAAGCAATACTGCCAGAAGTAGTTTGCGAATATGAACAAGTAGGCACAGCATACTTAAAGTTTGTTATTTCTACAGAGGCAGATCGAGATTACGCTCTTAAAGCCACAAGCGAATATCGTGCCGCAGGATTTAAAGGACATGTCTATTTAATGCCAGTTGGTGGTGTTGAAAGCGTTTATGCTCTTAATAACAGAGCCGTTGCTGACATGGCTATGAAACATGGCTTACGTTATAGCGACAGACTACAAGTACCGTTATTTAAAAATGAGTGGGGAACTTGATGATATATTTTAGACACGAAGGTGATAAAGTTAGTAACGGTATAAATTTTTATCCGTTAACTAGCATTAGTAGTTTTGGATTTAGAATTAGATTAGGTAATAAATTATATCGAGTAAGGTATAGCAAATTTGCTCGCAGATGGTTTATTGGTCGTACGGAAATCTAGGAGATAATTATGTTTTTTTGGATTTGTCTTATATTAGGATGGAGTATAGCAATATATCTAATTGTTAAATTTTTACGTGGATGTCATGGCTGTAGTGGAAATTGTAAACAAGGTAGATTACCTTGCGATTGTGAGAAGAAAAATGAAAAAATTAATTAAAAAATTATTTGGCATTGATAAAATTGAGGCTCAAAAAGATCAAGCATTGGCTGAAGCGGCAGTGGCTGAAAAGTTAGCCAAACAGCGATTAGAAGAAGTTGTTGAAGCTGAAAAAGCCGCAGAGCAAGCAAAGATGACTCCAAAAGATCGTGCTACTGCTCGAGGGGAGCCGTATGTAGCAGTTTTGGATACACATGTTAATAAAGAAAACGTTAGAAACGGATTCTTTGAGCTTGACTGGAATGACGAATTTGTGTTACAATTAAAACAAGCTGGATATGGTTTTGATGGTGATCCAGAAGAAGAGATTGTCGATCGTTGGTTCCGTGATTTGGCTCGTAATATGCTAGCTGAAGAAGGTGTTGCTGAACCAGAACGTGTCGGCGCTGGTTTTATTAATGTAAACAAACTCGGAAACGGGAAAGCATCTGTAGAATGACATATATTATAGTTGATACTGCTAACACATTTTTTCGTGCTAGACACGTAGTTCAAGGGTCATCTGATATCAAACTTGGAATGGCCTTCCATATTACTTTTAACAGTATCAAGAAAGCATGGCAAGACTTCAGTGGCACTCACGTAGTATTCTGCCTCGAAGGTCGTAGCTGGCGTAAAGACTATTACAAGCCTTACAAAGCAAATCGGCAAGAAACTCGTGCGGCTATGACGCAGAAAGAACAAGATGAAGACAAATTGTTCTGGGAAGCATTTGACGAGTTTAAAAATTTCATTACAGAGAAAACTAACTGTACTGTATTACAGCATCCTAATTTAGAAGCAGATGATCTTATTGCTGGATGGGTACAAGCACATCCTCAAGATAAACACGTTATTATTTCAACAGATGGTGATTTTGCACAGTTAGTAAGTCCCACAGTCAGCCAATATAATGGTGTTGGAGATTTACATATTACTCATGAGGGTACATTTGATGCTAAAGGTAAACCAGTTAAAGATAAGAAAACAGGCGAACCCAAACCTGCGCAAGACCCAGAATGGATGTTGTTTGAAAAGTGTATGCGTGGCGATACCAGCGACAACGTCTTTTCCGCATATCCAGGAGTACGTACTAAAGGTTCCAAGAATAAGGTTGGTTTACAAGAGGCCTTCGCTGACCGCAAGACTAAGGGGTTCAATTGGAACAATCTAATGTTGCAACGGTGGGTAGACCACAACGGACAAGAACATAGAGTCCTAGAAGATTACCAACGTAATGTACAACTATGCGACTTAACAGCACAACCCGAAGATATCAAAGTTAAAATTAAAGAGACAATTGCGGCTAATGCTAAACCTAAAGATGTTAGCCAAGTTGGTATTCGTATGCTCAAGTTTTGTAATGCTTGGGACATGAAAAAGATTGCTGATAATATTCAGTCATACGCAGAACCATTTCAAGCACGATACCCAGAAAAGGAAAAAGTATAATGGCAACATCTGAAGAAAAAGCAAAGCTAGTAGAAATACTATCATTCACACCGCGCACTTATAAAATTTATATGTGGGGTTACGGTGGTGAAAAGGTTATGGGCACAGTAGATCGTAAAATTTACGATTACTTTAAACATCGTAGACTTGATCTAAATGAGTTTGCTTGGCAAAGTGACTATGCTGAAGAAAATAATATCCCAGAGGATATGTGGCCATTTCCTCCAGGATCATGGTACGAGTGTGATGGTATGGGTCATACTAATGGAGTTAGCCGTAACGCAGGCACACTACAGATTGAAGATGAAAACGGTGAAACTATTTTAGAACGTTCTCTCGAAGACTTCGATGGCGGCAGTGATGACAGTATTGAATGGGCTTGTGACGACGAAGTGTGGATTGATTCACAACCAGCAGGCACTGTTGTATTCCTTGGAAATTCAAATGAGAAAGGTACGTTTTTTGAGGGAGAGATCGAACTTAAACAACCATTTGATATTACTAAGCTAACACTAAGTTACGATGAAATTGACGGTGAAGAACTTGTTAATAGCGTAACATACGATGGCGAAGATATTGATAATTTTGGTGGTAGTACTGACGGAAAAAGTAGTGATTTTGGCTTTTATATTGCCCACTCGCAATCAACTACAGGCAAGTGGGAAAAATATACCACAATGGATGATATAGAATACGAAATGACTGAATGGTTTCCTAAAAAGATCAAGCCAGTTCGCGATGGTATTTATATGGTTAAAACTGCTGGTCGAAACAGTTACACTTATCAGTGTAAATGGACTGGCTCACGTTGGATTAGTGCTTGGCAAGAAGATACACCAGATACTGAAGAAATTAAAATTAAAGAATGGCAGGGGCTTGCTAAGGATCCAGATCTTGAGGAATAAATACGTATATTACTCCAGCGCCTTCGGGGCAGAGTAAGAAAAGGAGAAATATATGTATGATACAGTATGTATGTACGCAACAACATGCCCAAATAAAACTAAGGGGTGTAAGGAGAAACTTATGACAGAGATACACGCAAAGCCTATTGTAGATGGCAAATTTTGGATTGTAGAACAAGATGGTTCTAAAATCGCAACACTACATAAAAAAGAAAATAATAAATTCGTTCTTAGTAGCACACAGGGCGAAGTGATGTTTAATAAAAAACAAGACCTTACTAAACAGTTTGGCGATGGGTTTTTCTTAACCAGTGCTAAAATCAAAGTTACTACTCCGGATGTTTATGAATGTCACGGATTTCCAACTAGCAGTAAACCATACAACGCCATGTATGATGTACGCAATAAATTACCATTGTTTACAAAATCTAACGCAAGTAAGAGTTTATACTGTGCCGGTTATTACACTATTAAATTTAACAAAGGATGGGTCAAATCATTTTGTCCTAAGTTAATTACCTTAGAGCGTAATGAATACAAAGGTCCATTTAAAAACGAACTTGAAATGAAAATGGTGTTATCAAATGCAAAATCAGATTAATTTAACTCCATTATCACAGTTTACCCAACTGTTAAGATCTGCCGAACTTAGTCAACAGAAAGAAGTTAAAATTCCAATCGCTCAAGCTAGATTGCTTAGTCTAGCCTTGAGCGAAATACAGGATAAGCTGTTACAAGACTATGAAAGTATGTATAATGCGTTAAAAGGTCATGTACAGCAGGAAGAAGTAGAAATACAGTTAGACGGTGGTGGTTTCGAAGAGCCTAAATAAAGATAAATATATGCGTATATTATTGAGGTACGCATATAATGAGTCGACCAAAACCAAAAGTACTATTAGAGTACACTAATAAAAAGACCTATAAAGCAGAGCAAATTTTAGAAGCCGATGCTATCTGGGCTGTATTTTATAAGAACGAACCATTTAATTTAAAGTCGTTCAATAGCCTCACGAGTTATCCAGGTCCAAAATATAAAAAAGTTAGTTTTTCAAATCCTGGACATGCTCGCAATCTGGCTAAAAAATTAAATTTAACGTTTGGATGCGAAGATTTCCAAGTGGTTAAACTCACTCAAGGTACAGTAGTAAAATGATTACACAAGATGCCCTAACTAAAATATTTTTACAACAATGGGGCAAAACTACAGATGATGTTAATGTAAAACTTTTTAGCCGTCAATGGTGGCAAAGTAACCGTAGCGGCAAACAGACTGCTTTTCGGTTAAGTGAAGAAGGCTATAATTTTCTAACCAATGAATTAGATTTAAAAGCATACGAAGTACCGTTTACAGAACCAATCGAATTAAGCCCCCAAACACTTATCTTTTTGGAAAGGTATATTGACTGTCCATATTATCTTACCCCACTTTCGATTACTGTTTTCACTGAAAGAAAAAGTTTTGAGCTGTTTATGTTTTCGGACGACATTCGCAAATTTGGGCTGATCAAAGCTATGACAGAACGTGAAAAAGAATTCGCCAAATCTGAAGAAAATTCTGAAAAATAACCAAAAAAGACATTGACATTTATCCTAGTTGACAATATAATAACTACATAGCGTAACAAATTTAGTTCAACAAAACCTCAACTTAAAGATAGGAAATACAATGGCTTCAGAACTAGTCAATCGTACAGTTGGCCCAAAAGGCGCAAAACGTTCTTTGCGTAAGGCTCTAAAAAGTAAACGACCAATTTTTATCTGGGGTCCCCCAGGTATTGGTAAATCCGATATTATCAAGCAGTTAGGCACTGAGTTAGATGCTCATGTTATCGACGTTCGTTTGAGTCTTTGGGAACCTACTGACATTAAAGGTATTCCATATTTCGATTCCAACGATGGTACAATGCGTTGGGCACCTCCTTCAGAATTGCCAAGCAAAGAATTTGCCGCTAATCACAAACAAATCATCTTGTTTATGGATGAATTGAATAGTGCCGCACCTAGCGTACAGGCTGCCGCATATCAACTAGTGCTTAACCGTAAGGTTGGTACATATGAATTGCCAGATAACGTGGTAATGGTTGCCGCTGGTAACCGAGAAACTGACAAGGGTGTTACATATCGTATGCCTGCTCCGTTAGCTAACCGTTTCGTTCACTTAGAAATGGCAGTTGACTGGGATGACTATTTTGAATGGGCGGCTGAAAACAAGATCCATAAAGACGTAGTTGGCTTCCTTACTTTTAGTAAAAAAGACTTGTACGATTTTGATCCGAAGTCTAGTTCACGTGCTTTTGCTACTCCACGCTCTTGGTCATTTGTAAGCGAATTGCTAGTTGACGACGATGTTGACTCAGATACGCTAACTGACTTAGTTTCTGGCTCAATTGGTGAAGGTCTTGCTATTAAGTTTATGGCGCACCGTAAACATGCTAGCAAAATGCCTAACCCAACTGATATCTTGTCAGGTAAAGTTAAAAAGATGGATAGTAAAGAAATTTCAGCTATGTACTCTTTAACTGTAGCATTGTGCTATGAATTAAAAGATGCTTGCGATAAGAAAGCTAAAAATTGGAACGAACAAGTAAATAACTTCTTCCAATTTGTTATGGACAATTTTGAAACAGAATTGGTTATTATGGGTACTAAATTAGCATTGTCAACTTACAAGTTGCCTTTGGACCCAGATGAGATCAAGTGTTTTGACGAGTTCCATGCTAAATTTGGTAAGTATATTAGCCAAGCAACTGAGAAGTAATTTGGTTTAGTACCAATTGACACCTCCTTCGGGAGGTGTTATAATATATACATACAGTAAGAAAACAGGAGCAGAAATGGCACATCAAGATCCAGTCATAGACAAGATTATCGTAGCAAGAGTTAGCCTACTACTTAAACATCCGTTTTTTGGTAACATGGCTACACGTCTTAAAATTCAAGAAGCAGAAAAATGGTTGCCTACTGCGGCAACAGATGGACGCCACATTTATTTTAATCGTGAATTTTTTGAAAAACTAACTGTTAAACAAGTTGAGTTTGTCATTGCTCACGAAATTCTACATAATGTGTTTGATCATATGACCCGTCGAGAAGGGCGTGACGCAAAGATTTTTAACATTGCCGCTGACTACTGTGTTAACGGACAATTAGTGCGTGACCGCATTGGCGATCATCAAATTCCAGATATCAAAATCTTTCATGACCAAAAGTACTATGGCATGGGTGCTGAAGAAGTTTATGATCGCATTTTTGACGAATATGATCAAGAAGAACTAGATGCTCTAGGTCAATTGCTAGATGAACACGTTGATTGGGGCGAGAACGGCAAAGACGGACAGCCAAAATATACTAAAGAAGAATTGAAACAGATTCGTGACGAGATTCGCGAAGCTACAATTCAAGCGGCACAAGCCGCAGGTGCTGGACATACTCCTGCTAGTGTACAACGCATGATTAAGGAACTTACAGAACCTAAGATGAATTGGCGTGAAATCCTACGTCAACAAATCCAAAGTACTATTAAGAACGACTATACATTTATGCGCCCAAATCGTAAGGGCTGGCATATGAGTGCTATTCTTCCAGGTACACAATTCCAAGAAACAATTGATATTTGTGTAGCTATTGACATGTCTGGCTCAATCGGTGACGAACAGGCTAAAGACTTCTTGTCAGAGATTAAAGGCATTATGCAAGAGTACAGAGACTTTAAAATTAAGGTTTGGTGCTTTGATACTAAAGTTTATAACGAGCAAGATTATGACGGCTACTCAATGGACGAATTTGATGAATACGAACCAATGGGTGGTGGCGGTACTGAGTTTGATGTAAACTGGGATTACATGAAAGAAAACGATATTGAACCTAAAAAGTTCATTATGTTTACAGACGGGTATCCTTGGGGTAGCTGGGGTGATGAAAACTACTGTGATACAGTATTCATCATTCACGGCAACGATAAGATTGTTCCACCATTTGGTGAATACGCATATTACGAACAAGCTAAAGTTACAGCATAATGGCATTAAAGACAGGCAAACCTAATCCTCTAAATTATTTTGACTTACGGAGGGTCGAGTTTGCCTGTCCGCATTTTAAATATACTACCCTAGATCGTTATAATCCAAACTTACTCAAATCTGTTGATCAATGGATACGCCATAACTTAAATAATAGGTACTATATAGGGCAGGGAATAGAACTAGACAATACCAATACAATAGTTTATAATACTATTATTGGTTTTGAAAGTGAAAAGGAACTCAGTTTCTTCACAATTGCCTGTCCACTTTTACAACAAAGATAATTATATACGTACATATTAATTTAAGGAGATACCATGACTGATCAAGTACAACAAGAGCAACAAGCACCAGCAGCCGAATCAACAGATTTAACTATTAATGACCTAAACGCATTAAAAGTAATCATTGATATTGCTAGTTCACGTGGCGCATTTAAGCCAAATGAAATGGTAGCAGTTGGTCAAACTTACACTAAATTGGCTACATTTTTAGACACAGTAGCTAAAGCACAACCACAACAACCACCAGCAGGCGCACCAGCCGCAACACCAGCTACGCCAGCAACAGGAGCCTAATATGGCACAAGAACTCAAACACGTAGGTCGTGTTAAGGCTACTAACAAAAAATGTTTAGTTGCTTATCGCACACTACCTGGCGATGCTCATCATTGCCTAATTATACCAACAGAGAATTTACCCGATTTATATCACGATGCGTTGATCAATTTAGTTGAATCAGCCGCTGGGCAAGAAGCATATGAATTTGCTGAAGCATTAGATCGTACACAATTCCCCGATGGAGCAAGAATGTTACCTGCGTTACATGCGTCAGGTCGATTAATTAAAGCTACTACTAGCGAAATTGAAATGACACCGACGACAAACATGTCAATTCAGTTATCCGAGCTTAATCAAATTATTGCTGAACAACGCGGTGTAGCAGTTGATGATTTATCATTAAAAGGCGATACTAGTGCTGAGAAAACCACTGTAGCAGAAACTGAATCTAAACCTACAGCTGAAGTAATTAGTACAGTTGAAGCAACACCTACTACGTTTGATAGCCCCGATGCTGAGGCAAAATTTTATCGTTCACAAGCTGATAAATTAGCCAAAGAAGCTGCAGCGTTTCGTCGTAAAGCTGAGGAGTTGGTTCCGACCAAAAAAGTTAAGTAATGACAAAACAGGGAAGAAATCTTCCCAAAGATGTCATTGCTCATTGGCCAGAAGTATTTGGAGAGGTAAAACTCAATGTGCTACCTCTTAGGTATCTCCATACTGTTCTGGTCAACTTTAAAGATGGCAAGATTTGGGAAATAAAAATAACAGCAAAAGCACGGCGCGATGGTTGGCCCGCTTTTGAAAAAAACTTATCCGAAGTCTGTAGAACATACGAAGATACAATCGAAGATGTTGATTTTAAATTGGATACTGAACGTGTTCGTAAAGATATGGAAAAATTAACTCAACAATTTTTAAAGAAAAAGAAACTATAAATGAATGTTCGATTACTCAGTTACAGCCAACCAACAAAAGAATTTGCTAATATGGGCATCGCGGATGCGCAGGAACTCATTGCGTATTGCGCCCGTGTGTCCAATCCAAGCAATCAACTTAACACCGAAACATCAGCAAAGCTCATCCAATACCTCATCAAACACCAACACTGGTCACCACTCGAAATGGTCTCAGCCTGTATTGAAATTACCACAACAAGAGATATTGCCAGACAAATCCTTAGACATAGATCTTTTAGCTTTCAAGAATTTTCTCAGCGATACGCAGACCCTACTAAGGACCTTGCGTTTGTCACAAGAGAAGCTCGATTACAGGACACAAAAAATAGGCAAAATAGCATCGCAACGGATGATCCAACATTACAAGCATGGTGGGATGCCAAGCAAAAATTCATCATTGAATCTAGTCGCTTAGCCTACGAAGAAGCAATTGAACGTGGTATTGCTAAAGAACAAGCTCGTGCTGTACTACCAGAAGGGCTTACTGAAAGTCGTTTATATATGAATGGTACATTGCGTAGTTGGATTCATTTTATTGAGCTACGCAGTGGTAATGGCACACAACTAGAACATCAAGAAGTAGCGATTGCTTGTGCTACAGTGATAGCTGAGATTTTTCCGCTAACCACCACGCTTCTAGCCAATTAAAATCATTTATCTTACTCAATGCTTCCTTATTGGAAGCATTTCTTTCACCGTATTGCTTACCAGCAAGAGCACCAATATAAGCATAAAATCCATAAGGTGCTTCTACATTTAATTGACACCAAGTGTCTAGTCTAGATAATGATTCTGGATTATTAATTACTGCTAATTTACAGCACTCTCTAAAAGCACTGCGCCATGTGCTAAAATCATCAGTATTAAATGCAGTAATATTACTAATATCTTCCATGGCCTTAAATTTACTACTAATACTCATGGTCATATCTGTGCTAGTGGTATCCATTTCAATTGTCATCTTACGTGGTAATAATTTTACGCCACCGTATCCGTAACTTAGACTATTAATGGGGTTGATACTACGCCACACATGGACAACATCTAAATCCCATTCTGGAACTTGATAATCGAATTTAAAGTCATTAAGTATAACAGCATCACCATCTACTACCCAAAACATTTTAGTAAAGCATTTTTTGGCGGCGGCAATATGTGCTTGATGTATTCCTTTAACACCATGTACTCGTTTCACTAAAGGAAATCGTTCTTTTAAACTAGAAAAGTTATCGTCAGCATCGAGCTCATTATAACTGATGAATACAATATCGTACATTATCGTTTACGTATAATTCTTGGAGTATTTTGATAGACAGTTTTAAAAAATTTACTGCCGGCTGGGTCTAAGTTGGCAATTTCTAATTTACATTTAGTCATTAGGTCTCGTCCTACCTGATTAATTAAAGTGCTAGCACCTTCCGGTGTTAGTATAGCATGCTGGGTTTCCCATCGATTAGTTAGATAATCAAAATCACGAACCTGACTATAATCCCAATCTGTACAATTAGTAAGATATGCTCCTTCTCTTGCTCCAAGGATCGACCACATACCATTTTCAACATCAGCACCTACACTAGACCAAACTAATAAACGATGATAATTTTGCCACCAAATATTTTGTAAATTGTCTACCTTGGCTCCTTGATCCAACGACATTTTGACCCCTTCTCTAAAGCCTGCTCGCCAGGCTTGAAACGGACTAGCATTGGTAAAACTTTCACTGTAGTTTTCATTAAATTGATAATATCTATTATCAAAACAAAACTCAACTTTACCTTTAATATCGTTAGGATCTGAATTTTCATGTGTACGCATTTCATTAACAAATTTACGTGTCCACAATTTTAATCCGCCATTGCCATACATAAGCCCGTTAACATGAACTTTACCGCACCAGCTAAAAACATTTTCATTAGTTAGTCCTAATGCGTCTAGATCAATTTCAACTTCTTGAAATTTAGGGTCTACAATATTATCAGCATCTACAGTAACAAAGTATTCTGTATCGCTTAATGCGGCACAGGCTTTGTGTGCGGCATCACTACCTTTGACTCCGTGTACACGTTTAGCCCAAGGAAACTTACTTACTAAATCTGCGTAATTTTTTTCAGCATTTGGTTCGTCATAGCTGAGAAAGATAATGTCTTGTTCTATAATTTTAATCATTTATTTTTAATCCGTAACTGTGAAAAAATAGTTTTGTAGAAATAGAAATTTTATCTATGTAACTTTCTACATCACTAGTAAATGGTATTGTAATTGTATCTTTATTAATCAAATCATCTACTTTAAAAATAATACTTCTAATCAAAAAATCAAAATCGTTCTTTAGCATTATAAAAAATATAGTATGAGGGTTTACTAAGTCGTCTTTTAATCTTTCTTTAGCATCGGTACTTAATGTAAACTTCCATCGTTTATTTTTATGATCCCATTCGACTGTTAATTCAGTATTTTTCTTTGGAGGTTTATTAATCCATTCAAATGATTTATTTTTAAATTCATATAGACTATCGGTAATTTTCACAACACTCAATTCTGTTTTACCAGAAACACCTTTAGCATAGGTCACTATGTGGTCTTGTGTTTTTTTAAATCCTTCAACAAATAATTTATATTCTGAAAATGGCACTTCACAACTATATTTGTCTTTTTCATTTTTTTCATTTGATACACTAGTAATTGCTCCAGTTTTTTTATCGTAGTGTAAGTAGTATTTTTGAACAATCTTTTTAAGAGCCATATGCTAACTCCTCTAATTGTGTTATTAAATCATTATTAATAAATTTCTTTTCTACATAATGAAATAACTTAGGTTGTTTTATATTACCAACTACTAAATCTCCCTTGTGTGTTAATACAAAAGGTACAGCATCTTCCCAACGGGCGAAAAAAGAAGTCCATTTTTGTAGTGGTATTTTCATATGTACAAATGCCATTGGACTTTGATTATCAGTCACGTATTCATATGCTCCAGTGATTTCAATTGCTATAGCAGTAGCAAGATCCATGCTGGTCCATTTTTGATAATGATCTGGAGCAAACATAGTACAAC